TTCTACAAGAAGATGAAGGCCCTGGGCCTGCGCCGCGGACAATCTGACTCGTAAGTGCCTGCATTTGCTGCTCCTTTTTGAAGGTACTGCCCCCACGGACCGCCCCATGGCTGGTCCGTGTGCTTGCCGTGTGCTCGTCCGCCATCCCTGAAACCACCCGGAACCGGCCGACCTGCCGCGCCAGGTGGGCGACGTCGTCCGCCAAGTAGATGGCGGCCGTCACCTGGGGGGACGCGTGCCCCAACAGGCGCTGGGTGGCCACAAGGTCCCCAGTGGCCTGGTGGACGAAGCTGCCGAACTGCTTGCGAAGCCCATGGAAGGTGAAGCCCGCCGGCAGCGTCACGCCAGCCCGGCTGGCGATAGAGCGCAGAAGCTTCGTCACGTGCCAGCTCGTGTGGCGCATGCCGCCCTTCCGGGGCGCCGGGAAGACGAGCCCATCCCCTCCCCCGACGCGCTGCCTGTAGGCGTCCAGCTCCGGGCGAAGCTGCGGGTGGACGGGCACGAGCCGCTCCTTCGAACCCTTCGTCGTGCTCCGGGACCAGCTGCGCCGGACGTGGATAACGCCGTGCTCCCCAGCGTCCCAGTCGATGTCCGACCACTTAAGGGCCCCCAACTCGCCGCGGCGAAGGCCCGTTAGCAGCGCCACGACCAGGAGGATGCGCCACGGCCCGGCCGCGCCGAGCAACGTCGCAATCTGCTCCGGCTGCAGCACCGTCACGGCACGCCGTTCCAGGGTTGGGCGGTCCACCGCATTCCAGGGGTTCTCCGCGATGAGCCCCAGCTTCCGACGCGCGTACTCGAAGACGAGCCGCGAGCGGATGTGGAGCATCCGGGTGGTCGCCGGGGCTTGGCCCGCGTCACGGGACTTCTGGAGGAGCGCCTCGCAGTCTGCCGGCGTCACGCGGTTGACGAGCTTCTTGCCGAAGTGCGGTGCGATCCACAGGCGGATTTGGCTCCGCATGGGCCCGAGGCTCGACTGGTGCTGGCTGGCCGCTTCGTAGCGCCGCAGGAGTTCGTCGCACGGGATGGGCGTCACCATGCGCTTCTCCACACCTGACTTCACCCGTTCTGCGAAGATGGCCTTCTCGTGGACGAGGCGCTCGGCCTCCGTCTGCATACGAGCCGTGCTCCGCTCGCGAACCATCCGCCCGCTCTCGTCGCGGTAGCGCAGCCACCACGTCCCATACTCGGGCGCCTCCCGACGGAGCCGCTTGCCTGCCGCGATGAGCGCCCGTCCGGCGCTGTTTGGGCGGAAGTACGAGCTCGTCACGGCTGTCCCTCCGACGACTGGCGGTCCACCCACGCGCGCACCTTCACCGGGTCGAAGCGGTAGTTGCGCGTTCCAAGCTTCACGAACGGGAAGCCCGTGTTGGAGCGCACCTGCTTCCACACCCAGGCGGAGGACACCTTCAGGTAGGTCGCCACATCATCCGCTGTCCAAAAGCCGCTCGCGGGGACCGCGGCCATCTGCTGGGAGGAGTCCTCCCTTGAGCTGCCGGCACCACCGCTGTCGTCACAGTTGACCATGGCGTCCCCCGTCACGACTGAACAATCTATCAGGTTCGATGCATGCCAACAACTGCACGGGTAGGCCACCTCCAGGCCTGACGTGCGTTAGAGCAACCTGCGCGCCAACGCTCTTCGGCCGCACATCCGCCCAACCCGCACGCATCGTCCGTCCGCACGCAGAGACGTCCGTCCTGCCCGCGCACGATGCGGCGACACGATGAAGCGGCAGAGGCTGTGTGATCTGCGAGTGACCCACGGCGACCCCAAAACAGGCCCCGCTGGTGCTGAGAGATCACCAGCGGGAACCCGCGGACACACCTGCAGCACCATCACGTGGTTGCAGGGCCCTATCGCCGGCCAGACCATCACGACCAACCGGCGAATTCTGTGGCGAAGCTTTGGGATGCCCGCTGTCTCTCAGTCAGCGGGTACTACGGAACGACTTCGATAATCGTTACTGCTGGTGAGACTGGAAAGCAAGTCGGCTACTTCGAAATCGAGCGCGACGTCCCATCTTCCGGCTCCGCCTTCACCGGCGCGTAGCACCCGCCCTTGTGCTCGTAGAGATCATCGGGACAGGGCGGGGCGTCAGCAACGACCACCTGCACCCAGCATCCCCCGTTGATCTCCTTCTGGCTCCCGCGGCACGGCGGACGCCGTTGCACCTTGAAGGGCCGAGATGGCATGTCGCGAGCGATGAAGGGAGACACCTCACTGACGAGGAGCACAGGTGCCTCGATTTCTTCCATCGCGGTCTGACCAACACCGTTGGTCAGGACGACGGACTCGGGCTCGTGTTGCTCCGCGACAACCGTGCGCGGAGGTTCACTGGACGGCTCGTGCTGCCGCTGCGGCAAGATGAGGTTGCCGAGGAATGCAGTAACAAGCAGCCCAAGCGCGGCGTCCTTCCAATGCTGGACGACGAGCGTTTTACCCCTGTTCGCATGACGCCGCACCAAGCCGCGCCACCGTTGCCTGCGTGTGAGCGGTGGCGCCAGCAGGTGCTCACGCAACTCCGGCGCCCCCATGGCACGGTCCAGCAGCTTCGGAAGGTCCTCGCTCACAGCTACCAACTCCTCGTGCACCTTGGCGGTAGCCGCCGCATGCGGGAGTCGCACCTGGAGCGCGCGGAACGCAGGAGAGTCGGAGGACGTCCAGGTGACCTCGAGGGACGCGCTGGGAAACTGCTCCAGCACCTCTTCCGGCGTCGTCTGAACGAGCTGCGACTCCTCGACCTCCGGCCGGACGACGATGGCGGGCTGTCCCGTCTGGACGTGGCGCGCCAGGTAGACGTCACCCTGCTCCGTCCGGCGCTCAATGCACCGGCCCAGGTGGTACTGCCCCACACGGCCGGTCTGCCGGCCCTCGTTGGCGCGCGGCTCTCCCGGACCCACACCACCGCCTCCGCGCGCGCGCTGAGACGTACCACCGCCCCGGCTATTCATCCCGCTGCCCATCGCGAACTCCCGCTCACCTGCCTGGAGAGGACTCCGGCAACCTGACTCTACGGCGCTCCCCCGACTTTCCGGGCTACTTCCTGGGCTTCGCAGAAGGCTCTTCAGTTCTGACACTCGCGAGCAGTGGGCGGATGAGCTCGGCCACGATGACGCCCTCGGTGACGCCCTTCACCCGGGCGCGCTTCTCCACTTCGGCCCAGTCCTCAATGCCCAACGAGGTGGCCAGGTCGCGGACGATCCGAAGGCTCTTCTCGATGACGTCCGTCTGGCGCATCCCAGTGGCGACCACTCCGTCCACGTACTCGGAGATGTCGTCGTCAGGCTTGAAAGTGATGACCCTCTTCTTAGCGCCTGTTTGCTCCGCCTTCTTCGCCGCAGGCTTTGTTGGAATCACGTTGCGCCTCTTCTGGTGAATCGCCGTCATCGCTCCCACGGTCGCTCCTTACCCGCTTAGTGCGCGGTATCACAGGGCCAAGCCCAACCACGACAAGGTATTACCACGATATACTAAGTATTCAATCGATTGACTCGGTATTACCGAGTCGCTATCTTGTGTCTCGTTGAGGCGGACGGACGTTGCCCCTCGGGGGAATGGTCGCGGAGCGGGAGTTCGGTGGTTGCCACCGGAGACGCCAGCAGGAGCAGCAACGCAGCACGGACACGAGCGAGTGGGGGCAGACGATGCGAGCGATGGATGCGGCGAAGGCCCGAGAGAGCCAGTGGTTCCGGAGGAAGGACGACGGGCCGACGGTGGATGACCGGCAGATCCGCGAGGTGAAGGCGACGCGGCGGCAGGGCAAGCCGCTCGTCACCTTCACGGACACCGCAGGCGAACTGCACCGGCATACCGACGTGCTGGAAGTGCGCCGGTAGCACCATCGGCGGGCGTCACCACGCGCCCGCAGCACCCCACCCACCACGAGGACGAGATGGCCAACGACATGGCGACGGGAGAGGTGCGCCCGCAGACGGACGACGCGGAGGCGCTGCTGAAGGAGGCAGCGGACCTGGAGTCCCGCGCGACGCACAAGGAGCGGCAGGCCAGGGCGGACTGGTGCTCCTCGGAGGGCGCCGTCTTCCTGGAGCGCGACGCGGACACCTGCCGTGAGAAGGCCGCCGCGAAGCGCGCGAAGGCGCAGCAGCTGTGCAACCCGGGGCGCGTGACGCCCCAGAAGGAGGAGTGCCGTGGCTGAGAAGAAGACGAAGACGCCGCGCGAGGTGCTGCGCACCTACTTCGACGAGCACGAGGTGGAGCCGGAAGTGCTGCGCGCGTGGCAGGAGTTGGACACCACCGTCGAGGGCGTAGCGCTCCGGCTCGCGGCCGACCTGGCCCAGCTGAAGGGCGGCGCGAAGTGAAGCCCCTGCACGAGCTCGCCGAGGCGCTCGTCGTCCTCGCCCGCGAGGGGTGGACCCCGCCCGACCGGGACGCGGCGAGCCTCGCGCAGCAGGTGCGCGAGCTGGAGGCGCAGCAGGCCCAGTCACAGGAGGTGCTGCAGGCCGTCGAGTACCTCCAGGAGGCGTGCGAGCCCGACGCCACGCGCGAGCGGTGGCTGCGCCTCCAGCGCCGCGTCACTAGCACGCGGCTCCAGCTGGCCCGCCTCAACGAGGCGGAGGTGTACCTGCGCGCCGAACTGGAGCGCCAGGTGTGGCTCGCGAGGCACCTTCGCGCGCGGGCTGAGGCGCAGCAGGCCGCCGCGTAGCACGTCAGACCCGTAGGATATGAAACTGGCAATCAACCTGAGAGGTTGCATTGCCGGAAGCACGCCGCTCCCCCTGCCCCGCCTACGCCGAGCACCCGGAACGAAGCTGGGTGCTGTGCGAGCGCGAGTACGGACACGACGGGCGGCACCGCTGGCGGGACATGGAGTGGGACTGCCTCACCCCGGAAGACGAGGTGCAGGCCGAGTTACGCGAACTGCTGCGCCAGGCCGAGCAGGCCGCAGGCGAGAGCTACGAGTAGGAGCGGATGGAAATGACGGGCACTAACACGACCACAGGCACCACCGAGAAGCCGTTGGAGCGCAGCTTGGTGCGCAAGTTGGCCGAGGTGATGGGCGAGGTGGAGCGAGTCCCGAAGACAGGACGCAACGACTTCCACCGCTACGACTACGCGACCGAGGCGGACATCGTCTCGGCTGTTCGGAAGGCCATGGCCGACCGCGCCCTCATGTTGATTCCCTCCGTGGTGAAGACGGAGTGGCGCGACGTGGAGCGCAACAAGGGCGGCAAGGACCGAATCGCGACGCTGACCGTGCGCTTCACGCTGACCGACGGCGACAGCGGAGAGGAGCGGTCCTTCGAGGTGCTGGGCGAGGGGCAAGACCAGGGCGACAAGGCCACGTACAAGGCGCTCACCGGCGCGGTGAAGTACGCCTTGCTCAAGCTCTTCCTGATTCCCACCGGCGACGACCCAGAGGATGACGGGCAATCCCACAATCAGCAGTCGCAGCGCGGAAGCCCGCAGCGCGCACGTCATGCGATGGGTGACGGAGTTCCACCCCAGCGCACGAATACCGCGCCTCCTCACGCCGCCCCTCGGGCTGGAGGTGCCGACGACGTCGCCGCAGCCATCGTCTCTGAGTCCGAGCAGGTGACCAAGGAGGAGTTCCCCGCCCTCTACGCGCGTGCCCAGGGCCTTCCCAAGGGGAGCAAGGCCCGAGAGGTGGCGGGCGAGGCGGTGAAGGCCGCCGCGAAGCGCCTCGGATTCACGGCCCGGCAGGTGGCTGTCATGCAGAAGCAGCCGCAGCGCGAGCCCGGTGCGGACGGCTGACCATGCGCCGGTGCCGCCCGCGCAAGCCGTCGCCCGACGTCCTCCGACACAGGGCCAACCGCGCCGAGTACTTCCACGCGCTGGACGTACTCCACGGGCGCACGCCACCGGAGCCTCCCGCGCCGCAGCCCACGGACACCGAGTCCACCAGTGCAGCCCCGGGGAGCATGGAGTTCTCCCCACCTCCGCCCGCGAAGAACGCGCCCAACGGCAACTGCTACTGCGGCGCCCCGCTCATCCACGGGAAGGACGGCCTCATCTGCGGATGGGGCCTGCACGACGGTTGAGTCATCAGCTTGCGCAACACCGCGCGTTCCGACGCCGTTTCACACGGCCCGGGCCGGTCTCTTAGCGCGCGGCGTTGCAACCCGGTGGCATTGGGCCACCGGGCCTTGTCGGTGGAGCGGCCAGCACACCACCTGGCTGGACGGAGCGCTCCACCTCACCCCGCGCGGCATAGGGCTACGCGGGGCCTTTCACGGCGCTGACGTTGAGCGCTGCCCGGCGGGGGCGGCCCCCCACCCGCCCTCGCCGGGCCCTTCCGTCCGCAGCAGCACCCGCAGCACCTGCCGATGACGGGGCGTGGGCCCCCGCTGGACGTCTCAGCGCTCCCGGTTCGACTCCGGCGTCGGCACTCCGTCCAGCCGCAGCACCAACCCCCAGGAGTCATATGTCTTTCCGTTCGCGTCTCGCCGCGCTGGCACTCGTGTGCCTCGCGGCATGCAGCAGCGCCGAACCGGCGCCCACTCCCACTCCGCCCGAGCCCGCGACGGGCGCGGTGCTCAATGCCCTCTACCGCGAGGACAAGGACGCGCCCGGCGTCATGATGGACTTCGCGTTTGGCGCCCACGGCGAGGTCCTCGCGATGGGCCCGCCGGGCAGCGTGGCCGACCGCATCAACCGGGACACCACCGTCATCGACGCCCAGGGCCGCCCCGCGGAGGACTGCGCGGTGAGCGGGCATGAGCACCAGGACCTGCCCTTCTTGCCGCAGATGCTGGTGTCGCCCGTGCCGGGCCAGGTGGCGCCCTGGCAGGACTTCGGCGAGCTGCTCACCGCCGTCCGGGCACGTGCGGCGGAGGTGCTCGCGGCGGAGAAGGCCGCACAGGACGCCGGGAAGCCGGTGCCCGCGCGCCTGCCCATCGTTGGCCTCACCCTCTTCACCATCCATCCCGGCATCAACGCATCGGGGGTGAATGTCGCCGACGCGCTGGAGGCCGCCGCACCGGGCTTCTTCGTCTACCTCTTCGACGTCGATGGACACGGGGCGCTGCACAACTGGACGGCTGCAACGCTGGTGGGCTTCAACCCGAACTCCCCCGACCCCGAGGGCGGGCGCTTCGGCCGTGACGCGGCCGGCCGCCTGGACGGGCATGCCCACGAGCAGGGCGCGCAGGTACCGTTCTTTCGCTTCGTCGCGGCGTTCATCCCCTTCGAGGTGAAGGTCGCGCAGCTCAACGCCTTCACCTCCGCCGCCTTCGCGGCCGGCTACTGCCGGACGGTGGACATCAACTTCGTGGACCCCGTCCGCGTCGCCGAGCAGGTGCGCGCCGCGACGGCCGAGCCGCAAGTCATCGTGAGCGCGTGCCTGCCGACAGGCCCGGGCGAGCTGGCCGACTGCCAGCCCAACGCGGATGGCATCACCATCCTCAAGCGCTTCATCGACGGCGCCTTCGCGGACGGCTTCGCCAACACCGACGAGGACGGCAACCAGGACCAGGAACTCGCGTACCTCAACCCGGAGACGCTGCCCGTCCACACCCTCCCCTGGTGGGGCAACTACAACCTGACGGACGCGCAGCTCGACCGGGACCTCGCGTGGGTGCTCGCCGACAAGGAGCAACGGCGGCTGGTGCTGCACGCGGCCGGGCGCGGAGCCATCGGCCAGGTGATGCGCCGCATGGTGGCCGTGGGCGGCTCGCTGGAGGCCTTCCGCGACGTCGTCACCTTCGAGCACGTGGACCTGATTTCACCGGACCAGGTCGCCGTGCTCGGTGCTGCCGGCATGGCCGTGGTGCTCAACACCCCGCACTTCGACCTGTTCCCCGTCATCCAGCTCCGCTACCCCTCGCGCATCGTCGCGGAGTCCCAGCCGGTGGCCTCGCTGTACCGGGCGGGACTCACAGTGGGCTATGGCGGGGACCGCTTCCTCGCGCCCGAGCCCCCGTTCGCACAGGCCGGCCGCGCGGCGACGCACCGCAACCCGGCCGAGCGCATCGACTTCGCCACCTACTGGCGCTCGCAGACCCAAACCACCGCCGAGCTGCGCGCGATGAAGGGCGTGGGCGCGCTCAAGGTGGGCGCGCGGGCGAACCTGCTCATCCTCAACCAGGACCCGTACGCGGTGGCGCCCGAGCAGATTGGCGCCACGCGGCCCCTGGTGACCGTCTCCGACGGCAGGGTCGTCTACTCGGACGGCACGCTGGTCCCGGCCACGCCGTAGCCCCTCCCCTTCACTGAGGCAGCCGGCGGGCGGTGCATCGCGGGCCGCCCGCCCTCTTCTCGCGCGTCGTCGCGACGGCGGCGCGCTCCCCAACAACGAAACGAGACGAACGTGACGAAGACGAAGAGCAGTGGCGGCCTGCTGGAGCTGGCGGACAGGCTGGAGGACGCCGCGCAGATGCTGCGCGACACCGTGGCGAAGCTGGGCGGCGTGGTGACGCCCGCGCCTGCGGCGAAGGCGCCCCCGATGAGCGCGGCCAGGGCGGCGAAGCCCGACAAGGCGAAGGCGGCCCAGGCTGACGGCGCGCGCGCGTGCGCCATCAAGGGCTGCGGCAAGCCCAGCCGGACGAAGGGCTACTGCGCGGCGCACTACCAGAAGCTGCGCAACCTGGAGAAGACGAACCGGCGCCCGGCGGCGTGGGCCGACAACGCCAATCCCAACAGCGTGGAGGACGTCCAGTTGCCGCGCGGCCGCGCCGCCTCGAAGGCGCTTGCGGAGGCGAGCGCCCAATGAAGCCAGCGGACGTCAGCGGCATGCCGAAGGAGCTGGAGGAGGTCCGCCGCATCGCCCTGGGCGAGGTGGCCGCCGATGAGGCGCAGGTCCGCGCCGCGCTGGCGCAGGCATGGGCCTGGCTCGCGCCGCTGACGTCCGCCTCACTGTCGGCTGAGCCGTCTCCCGGCGCGGCGAAGTACACGACCGAGGATGTGGAACGGTGGTTCCGGGCAGTGGTCGCGCGGACAAAGGGTTCCATCGAAACGATGATGGTCCGGATGCTTCGCGACGCCGCGCTGGAGGGCGCGAAGGTGCCGGGGCTCGTGGCGGACAACGCGGCGCTGGTGGACGCGTTGAAGGAACTAGCCGACTTAATGGACGGTGTTATCGACGGCTCGTACACGCCCGATTCCTTCACGCTCCAGGTTGCTCACCGAGTACTGGCCGAGGAGCACCCCGGCGAGGCCCTACTCGCGGAGCAATCGCGCGAGGTGTCCACGCTCCAGGCCCGGGTGGCGGAGTTGGAGCGCGAGCGAGACACCTTCCGCGCTGGCGAGCGAATCGCCCGGGACCGCGCCGCGCAGGCGCTGGAACTGCGTGACATCGCCGAGTCCGAGCGTGACGCCCTCTGCGCGCAGGTGCAGGGCCTGAAGGCGATGCTTCCTGCTGGGCTTGACCTGTACTGGTCAAAGCGCGACGGCGCTCCCGTCATCACCGCCCACGGGAAGCATGAGCACCAAGCCTTCGAGGCCGTGGCCGCTGTCCTCGCTGCCATCGCCGCCCTGTCCACCACACCAGCCACGCGCCTGGACCCGAGGGCGGAGCTGCTCTGGCGGGCCGCGTGGGATGCCCGTGCCGCGCTCCGCCAAGGTCGCAGCGCCGGTGCCATCGCCCTTCTCACCACGGCCATTGATACCACGGCCATCGACGCAACCACCGAGACGACGCCCGCCCCGGAGCGACAGGAGCCGAGCACAGTGGCGCTGCCGTACCGGATGCTCAGCGCCCTGGACGTGCGCCCCGCTGTGCCACCGCTCAGCGAGCGCCTGCGGAACTCCCTCGCCAAGCTGGGCCACGAGCCCACGCCGCTGACGACTACCGCGGCGGAAGCGCTTCACCCGTCCGGGCGCTGCACCTGCGCTGGCGAAGGCACCTGCGCGTGGTGCGGGGCGCGCTGCGAAGCGTGCGGCAGCCCGTACATCCCCGAGGCCGTGCGCCACGCGCTCGCCAAGGTGTGGAGCGCCCTGCACGTCACCACCGCACACCAGGGCGTGGCCGTTGCGGTCCTCCGGGCCGTGTACCCGGAGCTGCCAGTGCCGAATGCTCGGGTCGGCGCGGACAGCCTGCTGATGTGGAACACACTCGCTCAGGCCGTCACCGAGGCCGCGCGCCTCGGTGCGGCGGACATGCGCGAGCGGGCGGCGTGGACCTCCAGCAACGTGCCGCTGCGTGAGGCGGAGGAGCGCATTCGCCGCCTCTCGCTGCTCCCCTGGGAGGAGGTGTCCCGTGGCTGAGCCGCTCGTCTACCAGTACCGCCTCCGCACCGAGAAGGGCGCCTGGCTCGCGGACGTCATCCTCCGGAGCGACGGCTTCTTTGCCACCGTATCCGACTGGGGCAACTACGCATTCCGGTGGACCGCGCCGGGGCGCGAGTTCCGCGCCTTCGTCGTGCAGCTCGCGGGCCAGGGCGACTACGTATGCAGCAAACTGGAGACGCGTGACTGGTGGGATGGCGCGCGGACACTGAAGCGCATCCGCGAGCACATCCTCACCTACCGCCGCGACGGCACCTACTCGAAGGAGAAGGCGGCCGAGGCGTGGCAGTCCCTCGCTGATGCCCTGGGCTGCTGGAGCGGGCGTGACGCGAAGGATTGCGACGAGATCGGCATCGACCAATTCGCGGTCTGGTGTCACGACACCGAGTTGGAGATGCCCTACGAGTTCGCCTCCTACGACTACCCGCCGGACGTGCGCGGCTTCTGCGAGAACGTGATGCCCGCGCTCGCCACCGCCATCCGCGAGGAGCTTCTGGCCGCGGCCCAGGCTCTTGCGCTCCAGCACGAGCGCGAGGCCTGGGAGTCCGAGGGAGGTGCCGTCCATGGCTGAAATGCCCGGAACCTTCGTCGTCCTGGAAGGCGGAGACGGCAGCGGGAAGACGACGCTGGCTCGTCTCATTGGAGACGAGCTGCACGCTCAGGGCGCGCGGGTGCTGAACACGGAGGAGCCCTCCGGCGGGCCCGTGGGGGTGCTGATCCGGCGCATGCTGGCGGAGCGTCCCCTGTCCCCGGAGGTGATGGCTCTTCTGTACGCGGCTGACCGTGCGCACCACACGGGGACAGTCATCCGGCCGGCGCTCGCCCGCGGCGAGGTGGTGCTGTGCACCCGCTACGTGCTGTCGTCCCTGGCCTACCAGGGGCCGCACGTGGGCCTGGAGCGCGTGATGGGACTCAACGCCCATGCGCTCAAGGCGGACCTGCTCCTCTTCTTGGAGTGCCCTGTGGACGTCGCTCTCGGACGCGCGGGAGCAGCACGCACCTTAGACGCCTACGAGACGCCTGCTGTCGCGGCCAGCGCGGCCGCCGGCTACGCACAGGCCCTCACGTACCTGGAAGCCCAGGGCCAGCGCGTAGTCCGCGTGGATGCTGCCCAGGGTCCCGCGCAGGTGCTGCGCGCGGCGCTCGAGCAGGTGCTGTCCCTGCTCCCCCGCACCAACCCGTAGCCGTCGCTCCGGATCACCCCCATCACCACCTGCCGGCCCGGGCGCCGGACGGTAGGGCTCTACCCGCGCGCCAGCGCCCCGCGGGGCTGACGTTGACGTACGTGCCCGCAGGGACACGCCGGTGCCGGGCCTGACAGGAACGTACGTCACCGCGGACGTCGCGCTGCAGGCGGACCTGCTGCCGCTGTAGCTCGCGAGGTAACAAGCCCGGGGCCGAGCGTCTGTTGGTCATGACGCCCAACACCTATCGCTGCCCCGTCTGCGGGCAGTTCCTCACACCGCTTCCAGGTGGCTTCCTGTCCTGTTCGGGCAGCCACGCCGCAGGGCCTCGCCGCCAGGACCGGAACATCTACCGTCCTGGCCGGAATGGCCGCCTCCAGCCAACGAAGATGGGTGCTGCCGCGAAGTGGCGTCCGGCCCGTGCCGCGAAGGGACTCCCTCTTGAGGGGTAGCGCCCCGCCGCCCTCCCAGGCGGTACTCTCTCCCCAGCGTTCACCGGAGGCCGTCATGGGCGTCGTGATGGTTCGCATCGACAGCATCATCCCGCCGCACGAGGTCCGCGATGACGGGAAGCTGGCCGCCCTGCGTGAGTCCATGGAGGAGAACGGCTGGCAGGGACGCCCGCTGCTCGGCGTGGCCCATCCTTCCGCCGTCGGGGCCTTCCTCGCGCTCACAGGGAGTCACCGCACCGCCGCGGCACAAGAGGCAGGGCTTGAGGAGGTCCCTGTCTACGTGGCCCAGCTGGGCGGTGGGCTCCACGTGCACGAGTCCATCCACGGCGACTCCCTCCGAAACGAGAGGGACAACCCTATTGAGCAGGAGGACCTGGCCGACTACCTCCGCCCCTGGGACCCTGGCGCAGCGGCGCTCGCCGAGGCGGAGGACGCAGCGAGCGCTGATGAGTGACGCCGGGGCCCGGCCGCACCTTGCAGTTGCAGCCGCGTGCGCATGCGAACCCTCCGTAGAGGAGGTGGCCATGCACCTGTCCCGGATGCCCATCGTGAAGCTGCACCTCACCGCCGCCGCGGCGCGTTTGCACGCGGAGGCCATGGAGTTCGGCAGGCAGCTCCCGGCCAACGCTGAGCACGTGGCCCACTTGGTGACGACGCGCTCCTGGAGGCCAGCCGCGAAGTTCAGACGGGCGTACGCGGGCCGCCGCCGGAGGACTGGGCGGCGGTGTAGCGCCGACCGTCACTTCCAGGTGGAGGCCTGTCGGGCGGCGCGGACGAGCTGCTTCACCTCAGCGTCTTCGAGCCTCACCTCCTGGTCGAGGAGCCCCGGGACGAGTTCGTGGTCCGCGAGCACGTGCACATTCTGAGGCTGCTGCACAACCTTCAGCGTCGGACGAACGAAGACGAGAAGCCCCTGTACCCAGAGTCGACGGCGCTTCGTCACCGCCAACAGCTTCTCGCGGACGTGCAGTACGTCAGCTTCGAGCTTGTCGACGTAGTCCTTGCTGAACCCTCCCACCTTGATGACGTCGCCATCCACCCAGACGTCCGCGCTGACGAGCTTCGTTTCGATGAGGTAGACGCCAGGCGGGCCAATGACGAGATGGTCGACGTTGGCGCCTCGTCGACCGATTTTCACGTCGTGCTCGACGGCCCATCCGTGCGGGACCAGCTTGGCCAGGAGAGCGCCGACGTGCTCCTCGCCGTCCGCCCCGCGTCCCCAGGCTTGCTCTGCGGTGGGAATGCCCAGGACGCGTGCGACGAGCGTCGTGAAGGGCGACTCATCCGCCAACTGCTGCTGCTTCTCACGCGCGCTCTGCCCGGCCCTGCGCCCGTCGATCGAGTCTCCGGGCCCTTTTCCCCGTCTTGCCATTGTTCCCCCAGCTGCTTGATGGGGGCCATCGTACCAGCCGTGTCGACTTTCCTCCTGGTTGGATCCCCACGCTCGGCACGCCTCCTGCTCTCCTCGCCCGCCCATGACGACTCAGGAGCGGGCGGCGCTGGCGCAGCGCCTGGAAGATGCGGAACTGGATCTGCAGGGCGCGATGCACGGGCTGGACGGGAGTCCCGAGGCCCGGACGCGGCTGGCCGAAGCCCGGGAGGAACACCGGGCGGTGGAGGCTCATGCGCGGGTGGTGCTCGCGCTCCAGGAAACCAGTGCGGCCGCGTGAGGACGAATCCGAGGGCCGCGACCACAGCGACGGCGAGGAGATTGCGCATGCCCCGAGATTCAGGGCCCCGAGGACATGGTTTAGACGGGGCCCGGTCGTTGCGTCGTTAGGGCTCCAGCGGCTTCCACTCCCCCATGACGGCCGGCACCTTCGTCAGGTCAGCCTCACGGTAGAGCATGTGCTCCTCGTCGACCTCGTACACCCGTTTCGCCTGCTGGTCGGCATACCGAGTCACCTGAACGAGAGAGCCGTACCGATTGAACCGGCCGGGAATCTCCTGGTTGGGGTAAATCGCCAAATCGCGGCGGGTACGGAACGCGGAGAGTTTCATTGTCTGGGTGTCCTTTCGTGGAGAAGGCCGAAGCCACCGCGCCTGGTTGTGCCGGGACGCTCCGACAGCCTACCGGCTCGGGCCGACGTTCCTTGGGCGCCCTCCTCATCCCAGTGGGTCAGCTCTGCCCGCGGCCATCCCCCGAATGGGGAGGCTGGCGACGCCACAGGCAGCTGCCGTAGGTTGGCGCCCTGCCCGCGGCGTCCAAGATTCGCGCCAGGGCATGGGGGATACCATGGACGACAGCGACAACCTGTATAGGCTTTACCTGAAGGGCTTTGCCCTGGTGCGCTGCGGCGCACCCTTCGAGCCCAAGATCCTTGTGGGTGAACCGGAGGACGGCGCGTGGAAAAACTACGACGCGCGCGAGATGGCCGCCATTGCGCTGGGCGTCGCCGAGGGGCGTTCGAGCACGTCCACGGTGCCGGACAACAAGGACGTCGTCGTCGACAACATCCGGACAATGGTGCCGGACGCCGCGGATTGAGCAGCATGGGGCTGCTCGGAAACGTCGGGCAGCCCTGCCCCACATGCCTCCATGTGAGGCGCTGGACGATGCGGCGGACGTTCGTGGCCGACACGCCGTAGGACCGAGACATGGCGCTCCCATACTCGCCTGCGGCACGCCTCGGATTCGCGACCGAGCGTCTTGACGTGCTGGGGCAGCTCCTCCCTCGTCACGCGCGCAGCCTGCCGCACTTGGTGCGTCACGCCGCGCGCGCCAGGGCAGTGTCGGCCTCCAGTCGGCGGGCAGCCGCCTCGCAGTAGCGTTCCTCGAGCTCCACGCCGACGGCGCGGAGTCCGAGCGACTGCGCAGCAACGAGCGTGGCCCCGGAGCCAGCGAACGGGTCCAGGACGAGGCCGCCCTTCGGGCACGCGCGCTCGAGCAGGTAGGCCAGCAGGTTGGCCGGCTTCTCCGTGGGGTGCGTGCGAGCCTTCGCGGGCACCGGCGGGTAGCCAGAGAGGACCGCCCCGTGGCGCTTCCCGAACAGGGCCCGCCTCGTCGGTCCGGTGCCATGAAGGACCACCTCGTAGTCCGGCGCGAAGCTGGCGGCGCAGTCGCCCATCCCGCCCCGCGCCTTCCACCACATCAACGCGCCCTTGATCTTCAGGTGCGCTGAGGCCGCGTCGAAGAAGTCGGGCCAGCTTTCCCAGTGGCAGAAGACGAAGGAGTGCAGGTCCGGCTTCAGCGCGGGTCCGGCTGCGGTGAGCGCCTGGCGGAAGACGCGCATGCCCTGGCGGGAGCCGTCGGCGCGGATGGCCGCGCCGCTCCTTCCCTTGGCCTCGTAGGCCATCCCGTAGGGCGGGTCGGTGAGCAGCACGTCCACGGATCCGGACGGAAGTCCGGGCAAGGCGTCGCGACAGTCGGCGTGGAACAGGGTGATGGTGTCGGTCTGGAAGTAGGGCTTCACTCTGGGGGCCTCGTCGAGGACGTGGTGCAAGGGCGCACAACGCGCGCGTAATGCACGGGGAATGCCGACCGTCCGGCATCGCACCGCGCAGTCGGCACGCCTCCTGCTCCAGGGGGGCGACTCCCTGGCCGTGCGCGAGTGCTTCCGTGCGGCCCCGCCCGAGGATTTCCCGTGTCCACGCATCAGTTCCCCGGCCCGCTCCGTTTCGCCGCGGCGCTCCTCTTCTGCCTCACGTTGGTGCATTGCGGCCCGTCCGAGGACCTGGACGACAGTCCGCCCACGCGGCCTCCTGTCTCGCAGGACGGAGGCCCGTCGGACGGCGGTGCGAGCCAGGTGGACAGCGGCATGCCCACCCAGGATGGAGGCTCCACGCCCCGTGATGGTGGTGGCGGACCCATCTGCACGCCCTCCTGCTCCGGCAGATCCTGCGGACCGGATGGCTGCGGTGGCACATGCGGGACGTGCCGGAGCGGCACCACGTGCAGCGGCGGCAGCTGCGTGTGCGTGCCCCAGTGCAACGGCAAGACGTGCGGGCCGGACGGCTGCGGTGGCGTCTGCGGCACCTGCCCGGCCAACGCCACCTGCAGCACCGCGGGCGACTCCTGTGCGTGCGTGCTGGGCTACGTGCCCAACCAGGCGCACAACGGCTGCGTCCGCGTCGGCGGTGCCTGTGAGGGCGTCAGCCAGTACGGCTACTGCTCCGGCGACACCTGGGTGCGGTGCGACGCCCAGGAGGGCATCGTCACCATGGAGTGCGGGCCGGGCCAGTGCAAGCGGCTCGACTCGGCCGGCAACGGCGCCTGCACCTGCGGCAGCATCGACGCCAACGGCGTCTGCGCCACCGCCTCTGGCGCCAGCGCCGCGACTCCCCGCGTTCACTTCATTTGCGCGCCGAGCGCCGGGGTCCTCATCGCCAGCAACTGCACCGTGGAGACAGGCTCCTCCGCGGGCTTCTGCTCCACCTTCGTCACGTCCTTCGGGCACCAGACGACGTGCTTCTGCGGCACCTGCTCCGTGCCCGGGCGCAACAACCAGTGCGGCTCCCTGTGCGGCAATCCCGCGCAGTGCCAGTACTCGGCGTCCGGCAACTTCCACACCTGCGGCTTCTGACACGCCCACAGGACAAGCGACGCGCCCTGCCGTCAGCAGGGCGCCCGTGCAGCAGTACGCAGCGCGATGAGTCTCAGCCGAGCAGCAGGCGATGGAGGTCCTCAGCCCTCCGCAGGAGGCGGTGGAGCTACTCAGCCTTCCTGCGTATTGATGACGCCTATCAACCGCCTCAGCTCTTTCTGATTGGCGAGGAGAAACGTGGCCAGCACCTGGGCGAAGGGCGTGAGTTCTGGCCCCGTTCCGTTGCCGGGGTCCGCCCGCCCCACCGCGTCCATTCCTGCCTCGGCTGCCGAAAGGGAACGACCGGTTGCGGTAGCGAGCGCGGCGACAACCGCTCCACGCTGCGCTGGGCTTTCCCTCACCTGCACGTATGCATCGACACTACGGACGATGTCATTCGGCGACCAGGGGCGCTTTTCGGCACTCCCCGGCCTTGGGCGCAACGGCTCCAACTGGGGTGCCGGAGCAGAGCCGAGGCGTGACCATGCTGCTCCAGCCGTTCGTGTCCAGGCGGTGAAGTCGAGACACTCCTCGTAGTCTCCGAGGATTACGAGGTCAGCAGCGCCAGCAGGGACACGCCATTCATCCATGCCCTCCTGAGTGGTCAAGCGCTCGAAAAGCTTCGTGACGCCCGCCTTCGTCCGCGCATAGCCGATGAAGACTCGAAGCGGGGCATCCAGCAGCGTGACCTTCCAGAAGTCGAGGAGCGCCCCCTCCTCAACGTTCTCATGCTCAATAACGACCGTTGGACGGGACCACTGCTTCGAGTCCAACTCGTACCAGAAGAAGTCCACATTCATCCGCTCTCCGCGGACCGTGTCGACCTGGTCTTGATGTAGCGCTTGGGCCTTGCATTCACAGTGCATGGACAACTCGCGACGAAGCTTGTGCAGAAGCTTGTACATGCCGCGCGTCCAGTCAGTGCCGCTCCCCTTTCCGAAGTCGGCCGGCGGAGCCTTTGAGTACAGGTTCTGAAAGTGTCTCCAGAAATTCGCGGCGCGGTCGGTCGGGGTCACGGGCTCTCCAAGAGCATAGGGGGCAGGCGCTCCATGCCTGCCACTATCACAGGGCACCGGCCCTATCTCGGGCGAGTGACAAAGCAGCCAGTCGATGCCACAGGAGGATAGCCGGACGGTCGTCTCTATCCCGGGACGGTGCCCCGTCCCAACTGCAGAGCGAAAGAACTGGGCACGCGCGCTGCACTGCTCCAGGGGGACACGCCGCACGGAGCCAGCATGGACCCCATCTCACGCAGCCGCACCGCCCTCCTCCCCACCACCTACCGCGAGCCTGCGGAGCAACCCCAGCGTTCCGCGCCGAAGCCCCAGGTGCTGGAGCGGACCATCAACACCGTCGACGCCTTCACCCCGCACACACCTACCCAGAAGGCGCTCGTCGAGCAAGCACGCCGCGCGACGACGCCCAAGGCCATCACCATCCGCCCGCCAGCCGAGGGGTTGACGAAGTCGGCGGAGAGCGAGCCGCGCGTCGCCGCCAAGGGCATCGGCAGTGCCATCGGCGGCGCGCTGAAGGACATCGGTGGCGCGTTGAAGGACTTCGGCGGCCGCGTGGTGGACGGCGTAGCAGGCATCGGAAAGGGCATCTACGACAGCGTGACCGGGACGCTGAAGAACACCTGGGAGATGGCGGAGACGTTCGGCAAGGGCATCGCCAACATCTTCACCGGCCGCTTCGCAGAGGGCTTCGCGCAGCTCGGCTTGAGCCTGCTGAAGGCCATCCAGACGCCGACGGACGGGCTCCTGCGCCTGGGCGGGAGCGTCCTCAGCGCAATCCAGACGATGCTCTTCATCGAGCCGACGAGCCGCAAATTGACGGGCGACGAGCTTGCGGCGCTGCACAAGGTGTATGGGGACTCCATCGACTACACGCGCATCGAAATCAAGGAAGGCAACGCGGGGCTCCTCACCGTGGGCGGGCGCCCCTTCGTCCACGGCGACACGATCTACGTGCCCGAGGGCTGGCTGCCGCTGACGGAGGCCTCGCTCGTCCACGAAGCCGCCCACGTATGGCAGCACCAGAACGGCGGCAATGACTACATGAGCGAGGCGCTCATCGCTCAATGGTTCGGCGACGGCTACAACTTTGAGAAGGCGTTGCGACAGGGCAAGTCGTGGGAGGAAATGAATCCGGAGCAGCAGGCCAAGCTGATGGAGGAGGCCTTCCGGCAGGGCTGCTTCGACGAACGGCCCGCGCCTTTCACCATCGATGGACGGGACTACACTGCGCAGTTCGAGGCCGCTAAGAAGTCCATGCGCGCTGGACAGGGAGCCCCATAGCCATGCGACTTCATCACGCCGTACTCCTGCCGCTGTTGCTTGCCCAGGTGATGCTCCTTAGCAGCTGCAGGCCCTGGTTGGAGGTGAAGCTGGCCTCCTCCAACGAGGTCCTCCCTGCGCCGGCATTCACCGTTGAGGAGCCCTCTCAGGACGGGAAGCCCCCGCGGTACAATGCCATCTACGTCCTGGCGGAAGATGGGACGCAGGTCTGGTTCGCCCGTGCGCACTCCTTCGGAGAAACGCAGTCGCGGCGCATCGTCTACGGCGAGGAGCCCCGAGGCTTCGAGACGGTTGACGAGCCCCAGCCATTGGAGCGCGGGCGGCTGTACCGGATAGAAGTGGCCGGCGAAGCGGCAGGCACGCTTCGCTTCGTTACCGGGCAGGACGGCAGCGTCCGTCCCGAGAAGGAGTAGCGTGCAGGTCGTCCCGCACGTCCTACCTAGCAGGGCGCACTCGCAGCCGCGACTTAACTTTCTCGTTTTGCCGTGCTGGCATGTTGAACCATGCCAGCCATCCCCGCCCTCCACCGCTCCGCGAGCGCTGCCGCTCTCCTCGCCATCGTTGGCTGTGGCTCCGCGACCGTCGGCGGGGGCGGCAGTCCGGCGCGCGCGAAGTGGGTCAGCCCCATCGTCAGAACTCCGGACGGCGGACAGCTCCAGACGACGATCTACTACGGGCCCTGGCAGTGCAGCGCCGCGTTCATCAGCCGGTGCGAGTCGAAGTGCGCGGCGCAGGGTCACGCGCTCATGGGCTGCATCTGGCTGGCCGACATCAAGGGCGACTGGAAGGGGCGCTACCTCTTCATGCCCGCGGAGGCTGGCGGACGCCTCGCCGTCACCCACTGCTGCTGCGACTACCCCAAGGCAGACGGTGAAGCCCTGCGGAAGGTGTGGAATCGCGCACGGCCCGAGTACCGAGAGGCGTGGGGTCGTGAGTTCGGCGCGTGGCCACAGTCAGGCACCGGGAAGTACTGGCCGGGCCACCACATCTTTGACCTCGGCCACGGAGGGCCGCCAGTCGCACCGAACAACGTCCTCCCCGCCCCCGACGACGTGCACAGCATCTTCAATGCCGAGTACCCCGCCTGCTACGCGCCGGGAGGGAAGTGGCTGACGCCAGGGCCCGCGCGTCCCTACGTGGACTGAGGACTCCCATGCCCAAGTCCATGAAGGAGCTCCTGGCTGAAGTCTCCGCCAATCACTTCCCCAACCCACCCGCGACGCCTGCCCAGGTGGCAGCCTTCGAGAAGCGCATGGGCTGGAAGCTGGACGAGGACCTGCGCGCCTTCTACCTCCATTGCGACGGAGCCGCCCTCTTCCGGCGCTTCCCAGACGCCAACTACCACCTGCTGCCGCTGGAGCAGATCCGCAGGGCCCGCGTCGCGATGCGGCCGGGGGATGACGACCGCTTCGGGCCCGCCTCCTGGTACACGCTCGTGGATCTCCAGGACTCTGACTACGTCATCCTGGACGCAGCCCACCAGGTGGACGGCAAGTACCCCGTCCTCGACGCGTACCACGAGACGTTCCCGGAGGCGGTGCGCCCCATCGCAGCCTCGTTCAGCGAGTTCCTGGAGAAGGCGCTGGCCAGCGGCGATGAGTTCTTCTGGCTGAAGGGCTGACTCCGGAGCGATGGCGGCGGGGCCGCGCGCGTGCGCTCTCCGCGACGTGCCGACCCACGACAAGACAAAAACGCCGCCGGAGCGGCGCGGGGCACCCGCCGGCACCACCGTGCGCATCGACGGGCTGCGCCTCTCTCACGAGGCGTGGGCCCAGGTGGAGGCCCTGACGGCCCAGCTCCGCCGCGCGGGCATCCCCCGCGCTCGCCCGTCCGGCGCGCTCGAACTGCTGGTGGTGCCCCCGGAGGTGACCGCGCGGGTGATGGCTGGAGGCTGCCGTGTCTACCGCTGCGCCACCTGCGGCGCTTGGCTGAATGCAGCCGGCGCCATCACCCATCAGGACGCGCTGACCGGGCACGAGGCGCAAGGGGCAACGTGACGACGAAACGCATCGTCACGCGAGCATTGCTAACTTACGACATCTCGAATTCCGACAGCGTACAACTCACGAAGTCGACCAGCCCCTTCTCTCGCAAAAACTCACATCGACGCAACTGATTTCCATCGTTCGTTACAAAAAAGTCAGAATACGCAGCGGCGCTCGCAACAGCCAAATCATACTGGGTGCCCTTACCCCTATCCCCAGCCTTCGTGCGCCATGTGCCCAAAATGGCTTCATGGCTCTTGTCATGCGCCATCTCGACAGTTGAATTTGGGCGGTCAATGCAATTTGCCAACATGGTTCTCCACTCCAGATTGGCCATAAGATGCGTCGCCTTGAATCGCGTCGGATTTCCGGCAATCGCACTGACGCCCAAGCCCCCGCGAGACAGTTTCGCCACCTCACAAAACAGCACATAATCATGCGGAATACTGTCAGCGCGCTCAATCGCCTGAACGACAATATCGGGCCGCTGCTCGATGCCACTCAAAACCAGCTGCCGAGGAAGCGACAAATCACGCTCCAAGAGACTACTCTTCTTGTCTTGAAGCCATCCATGCGCAAATGGAGAAAGAACTGCCTCGCTGTGCAGCTCAGGCAGTCCCGCCGCAACAAACGACTCCCAGCCTCGCGAGTACACCAATGGAGTCAACACGTCGCCTTCGACCTCGGCCTCCATCAACTCCATATGGTCATAGGAAGGGCATGCGCGACGACCAAGGAGCTGGAACAGGAGCTGAAGTCGCCTTATCATCTCAAAACTATACTCAACACGCGAAATGGCAGTAATTTCAAAGAGAACGATCCGAGAAACAAGGATCACTGCACGACGTTTCCGCGCAGTAGCAGCAAAGAAGGCAACGGATTCATCAGTCTCAAGCACGCGGCTCAAAGCCGATGTGTCGAGGGATAGAAATGCGTCGCGCATCGTAGTTTCTCCTTCTGAGGAGACCATAGCGGCCGAGAAAACCACCTCCAAGAAAGAGGACGATGCACAGCGGCCCATCCTCAATGCCAAGGACGGGCCGCAGCACTACAGGCCGAACGTGTACCGGATGCCCGTGCCGGCCATCCGCTCGCGCTGGTTAGCCTCCGCGAAGACGAAGACGCCCAGGTTCTGCCGGAGCCGCGCCCCACCCTCCAGGCGCGCGTAGGCGCCCGTGAGGGAGGAGACGCCCGCCTGGGCCTCCAGGTAGCCGGTCCGCACCGGCACGTCGCTCAGCACCCGCGACAGCCCCGCGGCAACGGCTAACCGCGGGGCATCTAAGGGACCGACGCCACCGCCGCCGTGGCAGCCGAGTCAAGCGCCGCGACGCTGCCGATGGCGCCCAGCGCCTGCTCCAGCGCCTCCGCGCGAGTTTTCACGTCGGCCTTCTGGGCGCCGTGGATGGAGGCGAACTCCAGCTTCACAGCCTCCTGCTCCCAGGGCTTCAGCGGGCGCCAGCCGTTGGCCTTCAGCCAGGAGTCCGCGACCTCCAGGCCCTTGGCCACCTTGTCGAGGGCGTTCTCCTCCTCGTCCATCGCGGCGAAGTCCTCCACCACGTGGAAGGCGTGGAAGGCCACGGTGGCGACGATGCGCTTGCGCCGGGTGGTGAGCCAGGTGCCGCCGGCGAAGAGGCCGACGGCACTGGCGACGATGCCCAGGCCGATGCCGATGTTCCCCGGCGTGAGCAGCGCGTCCAGGATGCTGGAGCTGGCGCCGGTGGACGCCTGGGCGAGGGCCACCGGCGCGGAGAGAATGACCGCGAGGCACGCGGCCAGGGAGAGACGCTTCTTCATGGTGTTGCTCCTTCTGGGTGGGGGTGTGGGGCTCCCGGGAGGCGCCCCGGGCAGGCGCCGGCAGCTGCCGGATGAAGGCGTCAGACGCGCGGCATCCAGTTCCACTTGCCGGGCTCGGGCGCCTCGGTGGGGGCCTGGGACACGTTGGCCGCCGTGAACGGCAGGAAGCGGGGAGGCTTCACCAGGAGATCCACGGTGCCGTCGTCGTTGACGGCGGTGATGTCCGCCGCGCACACCACCTCGTCGCGCTGGTAGTGGACGGCCCGGCCGATGCTGGGCTTCTGCCCGGGCGGCACCATGGGAGCGCCGACTGGGCCCGGCGGCACCGCGGCCACGGACGCGACCGGGGTGTTGATGGCCTCGGCGACTGCGAGCCAGCCGGCACGCACCAACACGGAGCACTTCTCGAACGACGGCAGCTCGACGCCCGTCACCGCGGAGCGCCCGCCGGTGACGCTGCCGTAGCGGTGGTACAGCGTCAGGGCGGTGGCGAGCTTGCCGGGGCTGGCCTGGGCCAGCGCCTGCTCGGCGGCGGTGATGAGCTCGGCGGGCGGCGTGTACGGCGCGGGTGTGGACATGCTGATGCTCCTGGCGATGCTGCGGGTTGGACTGCGAGACAGAGACTCAGCGGCGCGGAAGCCAGCGCGGGTGGTCGCACTGGCCCAGGCGCTTGCCGCACAGGCGGCATCGAGGAGGCGAGCCCATTCAGCCTTCCAGCGGCGCTTCGGCGGGGGCCCACTGGGCGCGGCGCCGGAGGACGTCCCGGCCGTAGTCGCCACCGGACGTCAGCGAGTCAGCGGCGGAGCGGCGCTGCGCCATCAGCTTCGCCGTGTCCCCGCCCACTGTGATGGCATCGGCCGCCCGGCGAACCTTGCCGACGCCCGCGTTGTAGGCGGCGAGCGCGAGGTGCACGTCCTTCAACGTGCCCAGGTAGGAGCGCAGCAGTTGCGCACCGTAGAGAATGTTAAAGGCGGGCAGGCACCACAGGGCCCGGTCAGCGCTGTCGGTCGCGCCGACAAAGCCCGCGTGGTAGCGGTCGTCCACCTGCATCAGGCCGCGCCCGTGTCCGAAGTCGCCCGTGCCGCCCGGTCCCGGCGGCTTGAGGGCGAGTCCGCCGCGCGACTCACGGTCGCAGATGGCCGCCAGCAGGTACGGACAGAGGCGCGTCACCGTGGACGCGGCGTGAAGCTCGCGGCTCCACTGCGAGAGGTGCTTCGGCAGGCGCTGCCCCAGCTCAGCGAGGGACATCATCGGTTCTCCGGAGGCGCGAAAGTCGAGGGCCCGCCGACGCGCCACGCGGCCAGGACCAGGAAGGCGCACGCGGCGAGCACGTGCGCGGCGAAGAGGACAAGGCTCACCGGCGCCTCGTGGAGGAACCGGCCTCGGGCGCGTCCTGGATGGACTGGTGCTGGGCGGGCGCCTGGGCCTGGACGAACCAGCGTCCGCAGTCGCGCAGGCCCGCGAGTCCCAGTAGGCCAACGACGACGCCCACCACCCACAGCGCCCCAGCCTGACGGGAGTTCCGGTGCTCCTGTGCGTCCTGGCGCTCCCGGATGGCGGGGATGGCCTCCACCGCAACCCCGTGGGCGGCCGAGGACTTCTCCAGCGCCTCCACCTTCGCTGCCAGCCCCGGCACCGCACCGACGGCCGGCGCGTGCTCCGTCACGCGCCGGTCCACCTCCATGATGCGATCTTCCAGGCGGCGCACCTGCTCGGCGGTGGCCATGCGCTCGCCGACACCTCGCACCTCCGTCTGAACGCCCTCCATGAGCCGGTGGAGGTCCACCGCCATTCGCTCAGCGGCCTTCAGCGCCGTGCCGGCACGTTCGTTCGTCGCCTCCTGCTGGGCGGCAAGCCGGGCGAGATCCTCACGGACGGTGTTGTCAGGGATACGGCGGGGAGCGGGGGGCATACCGCCGCATGCTCAACGCTCGCGTGGACGGCGTCCGGCCAAGAACTTTGGCGATCCTACTCCGTAGTCGCCCCTGCCTACGGGTCAATCTAGCCCCGCTAGCGGGCTTCACAGGGTCATGGGACAATAGCTAACACTTAATCCATCACACCAGTCGTCAACACGATCAAGGCCACCATGGACAAACGCTATCAAGTCTTTGTTAGCTCAACGTTCACAGACCTCAAAGAAGAACGCTCCAGAGTAATACAGACACTAATGGAAATGGACTGCATTCCGGCAGGAATGGAAATCTTTCCCGCCGCAGACGAAGAGCAAATGAAGTTTATTGAGAAAGTAATCGACGATTGCGACTACTACATTCTAATCATTGGGGGGCGATATGGTTCCGTCGCGCCAGAAGGCGTCAGCTACACGGAAAAAGAGTATGACTACGCCCTCAAGAAGGGCATCAAAGTCATCGCACTTCTACACGAAAACCCAGACAGCATCCCAGTATCGAAATCTGACACCGACACCGAAAAAGTCAACAAACTAAAGGCATTTCGCACCAAGGCCAGCACTGGCCGTCTTGTGAAGTTCTGGAACGATGCAACGCAGATACCAGGAATCATAGCCCTGAGCCTACCAAAGACAATAAAAACATATCCCGCCACCGGCTGGGTCAGGGCCAACGCCATCTCAAATGCAGAGACCCTTGCCGAGATGGCAACACTCCAAAAGCGCAATGCCGAACTGGAAGAAGAAGTCCGCCTGCTTCGCTCCAGAGAGACGAATCGGATTCCAGACATTGCTGGGCTGGACGACACATACAGCATCCTTGGCGCCAGCTACCGCTACAGGGCTGGCGAAACCATCAACTCTAATTGGAAGATAGAATTGACATGGAGGGAGATATTCGGGCTCTTAGCGCCCCACCTTCTTGAGCCTAAGAACGATGACCTGGCCCGCAGCACTTTGGGAAAACTCATTTTTGAAAAGCTCAACAGAGGCGATACTTACGACGATCTCAGTGACGAATCTTACCAAACCATCAAAATCCAAATGATTGCACTTGGACTGATTAAACTCAACATGTACAACACCAAGACAGGAGGCCGTGCGCTCTTTTGGGAACTAACAGAGGCTGGCTATCGACTCATGGTTTCCATTCGCACAATCAGAAAATCCGGCCCAAGTCTTCCGCCTTCACTGCAAGATGAGAAAGCGCCCCCAAAGCCAACGTAAGGGCTCTACTGTGTACTGCTGACCGCCCTCTCCTTCCCGACGATGAGCAGCCAGTCGCGAAAGGCGGGCCAGGAGTCCTCAGCGATGAGCCCGCGCGCGAAGGCGTTCGCCTGCCACTCGTGGATGAGCCCTTCGCCGCGCTGGAGCAGCCAGGGCCGTCCCCGGGCCGTGCGCTGCTCCAGCATGTACTTCTCGAACTCGGCCACCGTCTCCTCGAAGGTGGCCAGCGGGTTGAAGACGAGCCAGTCGTAGCCCTTGTCCTTCGCGTAGAAGCGTTCGTCCTGGGCGGCCATCTCCACGGTGGAGTACTTCCCCCAGTCGTCACTGCTACCCGGTGCGGCGCCCGCGGACTCCAGCTGCGCCAGTTCCTGCTCGAGCGCCGTCTTCTTCACCAGCGTGGCGGAGTTCACCTCGGCAGCCTGGCGCGACAGCGCGGCCGAGGCGTCCAGCTGCCCCTTGATGCGGGCGATCTCCAGCCGCAGGTCCCGCTTCCGGGCCTCGTTGGCGTTGATGGTGTAGACGTCGCTCTGCGTGAGGGCCGGCATGGCTGACTCCTAAATGGGCTGCTTGATGTTGTGGCTGAGGAGCCCTGCGGACTCGTACGTCCGTGCCCCGTGCACGGTGAGCTGCACGACGGCGCCCTCCCCTTCCGGCGCCACGCGCCGCACAAGCCCCGGGCGCAGTCCCTCCAGCAACTCGCCAGGCCGCAGCGTGCGCACCTGCGTCCAGCCCGCGAAGCGCCGGTAGACTAGGTGGTTGGGCGTCGCCACCAAGACGCGGCCGTCCATGAGCTCCACCCGCCAGCGCGCGGCGCGATGGCTGGAAGCGGCCACCACCTCGAAGACACCCACGCGGCGCGTGTCCTCGTGCTGGGTGAGGACGCGCATCCCGGGGCGGAGGGACGCCGCGGGCACTTCCTGACCGTCCTCCAGGGTGATGAGAATCTCGGGCGCGACGCACGTGCCGCCCGTCCCTCCGGAGCCACCACCGCCGCCGCCGGACGGACCGCCGCTGAAGGGCGACGCCGTGGACTTCGCGAAGTTGACGCCCAGCCCCGCGGTGTAGACGGGCGAGAACCACATGGAGGCGCTCACGCCGTAGACGCCGTGCACCTCGCAGAAGAGCGCGACGTACTCCCCCAGGTTCGGCCCCCAGAGTCCTGCAAGGGCCACCGGGGACTGGAAGGTGTGGCTGATGGCGATGCGGTTGAGCGCGTTGCTGTCCACCGCAGAGGCGTACTTCCGGTCCGGCAGGGGAATGTAGCGCGTCCCTCGGTACGTGGCACTGAAGCTGCTGTAGTAGTCCACCTTGAGGTAGCGGAGCGCGTCCAGGTTGTCGTCAATGCTGGAGGGCTGGATGAAGAAGTGATGCACCAGCCAGGAGTGGACGATGGGCGTCGTGTAGCGGAAGTAGTCCGTGCACTGGACGTCCAGCCTGTCGATAAGCGGCGCCCCGCCGCGCACGCCTGTGTTGTTGCTGCCCCGGTAGTGGACGCGCCCCGCGGCCGACGTCCCGTCCAGCGCCTGGTTCGCTCGGAAGAAGGGCGTGTCCAGGAGGTAGCTGCCGATTTGGACGTTGCCACCGGCCGCCTTGAAGGCGGTGCCCACGTTGTCCAGCTTCGCTCCGGCCACGGGCACGCCGTTGCCGTCCTCCGCGTAGTTGGACGTCTGGAGGGTGTTGGCCACCAGCAAGTCAAACGTCACCATCTTCCGCATGGAGACGGCGTCCAGGTACACCGCCTTCCCGGTGTCGGAGCTGGCGGCGTTGATTTCGAAGTACAGCTGGACGCCGGTGCACCCCGCCGGGCAGGTGCCCTTCACCTTCACGCGCTGGTACGCGGTGGTGAGCGTGACGAAGGTGTTCGTGGACTGGCCGCTGTAAGTGCCGTTGGCATCCTCCCAGAGGAGGATGAGATTGGCGCCGGCCTGGTCGAGCGCGGCGGAGGACTTCACCCAGGCCTCCGCGGAGAAGGAATCCCCTGCGGTGCAGCGGATGCGTCCCCCCGGGGCAGCGCTTTGGAAGCCCCCGATGAAGTTGAGCCCCGTGAAGCCGCCCCCGCTGGGCACCACCAGCTTGCGACACCGGCGTCCCTCTTTTGCATTGGCGGGCTCCTCCACCAGCGCGTCACCCTCGGGGGACTTCCCCTGCGCATCCGCCTCCGAGTACCCGTTGGGCACCAGGTTGTCCGTGGGCGGCAGCAGCAGGTGCTGGAAGGAGATAGCCGCCGTCGCCACCGCGGCGCTGGTGACGGAGTTGGCCGACATGTGCCGGGCGTAGACGCTGCCGGTGGGGACGTTGGAGAGGTCCGCCACGGCCATGGTGACAGTGTCCGGGTCGGCCACCACGCCGCCACCGAGGACGCGCCAGCTACTCTGGCTACCGTTGGTGTAGAGGGCCTGGACAGCGCACTGCACCTCCGTCTGCATCGTCAACTTCAGCGGCGCCACCCACCGCCTCTCCGAGGGGCCGAACTTCCGCGGCTCCAGCAGGTAGCTGTCCGTGTCGTTGGGGTTGCCGCCCTCGTAGACCACCACCTGGAAGCCCGCGAGGAGGTGCGCGGGAAGCACCTCGTCGTGCGTCCAGCGAATGTCCAGGTAGCGCGACTTGATGAGCTGCGGAGAGCGGACGCCGTCCACCTCGCGGTCGTAGATGCCGGCCGCTTCCTCCTGCTCGCGCGAGCGCATGCCCTCCCGTTTAGGGAGGCGGCGTGGACGAAATCCCCAGGGTGAGGGTGGCCGGCACCGTGGGCACGGACACCACAAGGACGCTCGCCGCGCCGGTGCTGTAGTTGCCCGAGGTGTCGATGGCCTTCACGTGCACCAGGTGGTTGACGCCCGGCGGCGGCAGCGCCCACTCGTAGGTGGTGGCGCGCACCTTGCCGATGAGGGTGCCGGCCTCCCAGCTGGCGCCGTAGCGCAGCTCGTAGGTATCCCTGTCCAGGTCCGGCACCTCCGCCCAGCGCAGCGTCGCGGTGCTGCCGTTGAGGGCGCAGGAGAGGCCCGTCACGTCGGAGGGTGGCGCGGCCTTGCCCACCACGGTGTAGCTGGCCGAGGCGTAGGTGGTGACGAGGCCGTTGAGGACGGCGGCCACCTGCACGGTGTACGCGCCCGGCAGGCAGTCCAGCAACTCCCAGTAGTGCGTCTGCAACGGCGTCTCCGACGTCCAGTTGCCGCCCTCGCGCTGCCAGCGCACCCGGTACTCGGTGGCGGTGGCCACCTGCGTCCACCGGGCCGTCACCATGACTTTCACGCCGCCATTCGTCGTCTTGTACAGCGACTCACCCACCGCCAGCCCCGCGGGCGGCGAGGACGAAGGCAGCACGGACGTGGGCAGCGGCTGCAGCTTCACCCCGTGCTCCACCTCCGCGTACTTCCCCGGCTCGTGGCGCAGGGCGGTGATTTCGTAGAGGTGCGGCTCCACCTCGGCCACGTTGAGGATGCGCCAGAGGGTGGGCGTCAAGTCGGACGCGGCCAGCACCCAGACGGCCTGGGGCTGTGGCGCGGCCGAGAAGGGCGGCGCCACGGTGAGGGCGCGGTAGGGCGCCGGCGCGAGCGCGGCCAGCGGGCGCTCCTCCACGGTGCCGTCCGGCAGCACCACGGAGAGGGCGTACGTCTTCCCCGCTTCCAGGGTGACGTCCGCGTCGAGTTCCACCTGGCTGGGGGTGGCGGCCACCACGCGACCGCCCCACCGACGTCCGGCCCGGTACGGGTCCTGAAGCTTCACGATGGCGCCGGGGTTGCGCATGGCGCCCTCGAAGCCGGTGCGGAACGTCACCGTCTCCGTCTCCAGCCTCTCGGTGAGGAGCAACCACCGGCCCACGCGCTGCGCCTGGCCCCGGGAGGTGCAGCCGAGCGCCACCACCTCGGTGGGGTTGTAGCTGTAGGTGGCGAGGCCCTCCTCGTCGGTGACGTACTCCTGCGCCGCCTTGAAGTGGTTGTCCGGGTCATTCCAGGTGACGAGGGCCACGGTGTGCCGCGCACGCTTCCCGCTGGAGGCGTACGTGAAGAGGCCGTCCACCACGTTGGCCGGCGTGAAGAGGTACTCGGCGTCGCGCGGCGCGTCCTGGGCGACGAAGACAGCGCCGGAGGCCCAATACGTCATGCCTCTGAAGACGGAGGCGAGGTTGTTGATGACCTTGTACGCGTCCTCCTGCGTCTGGAGGTAGAGGTTGCAGCGGAAGCGCGGCTCCATGCCGCCCTTCCCGTCCGGCACCAGCTCGTCGCAGTACTTCGCCACTGTGTAGAGGCCCCATTTGTCCACCGCGGCCTCGTTGAGGTAGCGGCCCAGGCCGTAGCGCTTCGTCGTGAGGAGGTCGTAGAAACACCAGGCCGGGTTGTCCGTCCAGGCAACCTTCCACGTGCCGTCCCAGGTGCCCGCGTACGTCCGGGCCACGGGGCTGTAGTTGCTGGGCACGCGCACCCGCAGCCCGCGGATGCGGTAGCTGCGCGTGGGGATGCTGGAGAACTGGCTCGCCGCCACCTGCAGCGCGCACAGCGCGGTGTTGGGGAAGCCGAGCTTCTCGTCCAGCAGCGTCGCGTAGGACTTCCAGATGACCTTATTCTGCGTCGTCACGCTGTCCGCGTCCTCGCTGACGCGCGTGACGCGAATGTCCCAGGGCGGCGAGCCCGTCAGCTCCACGCGGAAGGTGCGCTCGTAGGGGCTGGTGCACTTCCCCCGGAAGAGCTCCGCGTCCTGGAAGGACTGCACCACGTACCCGCCCCCGTTGCTCTGCACCGCGATGGAGACGAGGACGCGGGTGGGCTTCAAGTCGCCTGTCGTGGGGTCCTGGTAGGTGAGTTGGGGCACCTGGAGGGTGACGCGCACGGCGTCCACCTCCGGGTCCGACACTGTGCGCACCACCGGCGCGGCGTGCTTCACCTCCACGCCCACGGAGTGCTCCGCCTCGCCGGAGGGGAAGCCGGGGATGTACTCCTGCGACTGCGTGCCCTTCACGTCGTACACGGTGACGCCCGTGAAGTTGAAGGTGCCATCGGGATTCTGGATGGCGACACCGTCCAGGTAGACGGACTTCAGCCCGTCCACGAGGCCCTGAATCTCCCCCTCGCACAGCAAATCCAGCACGCGCGCCTTGGAGCTGGACTTCAACGTGTTGGGGGACTCGACGGGGGTGCGCTGAGCGCCGCCCTCCCCCTTGCCGCCGCTGCTGCCGCCCATGTCAGTCCACCACCGTCGGATCTGCCTTTTTCACGTTGTGGCTGAGGACGCCGCTGGAGACGTAGGTGTGCGCGCCCGCCACGGTGAGGCGCACCACGGGCCCGTGCTCGCCGCGCGTCACCTGACGCACCACGCCCGGCCGCGCGCCCACCAGCCGCGCGCCGGCCGCGAGGTGCCACAGCTCCACCCAGGCGTCCTCCGTCCGCACGCGGTGGTTGCCGGTGGCCTCCAGGCGCCGACCGTCCTCCAGCTCCAGCAACCACCGCACGCCCTCGGCGAGCTCCGCCGCGGTGACGGGGAAGTCGCCCCACTCCAGCGTCTCCTCGTCCTGGGTGCGCACCCGCATGCCCACCTGGACTGCGCCCGCGGGCACCTCGCGCCCGTCCGCCAGGAGAATCGGCACCCACGGAGCGGGGCATGTGCCGCCACCCGCTGGGGTTCCACCGGGGCCCGTCTGCCCGCTGCCGCCACTGCCCCCGAAGCCGCCGTCGGACCACTCGGTGACGATGCCGGCGGAGACGACGCAGCTGCCCACCTCCATCTCCCCGTAGCAGATGGGCACGGGGTGGCCCTGGGCGAGCGTGTTGACGGGGCCGCCGAAGACGTAGCTGGGCTTGTTGGCATCGTCCTCGTCCGGCCCCGTGGAGGCGGGCGGGGCAAAGAGGAGCTGCGAGACGCCGCCCACCACCAGGGAAATGCCCGCGGTGATGAGGGGCACGCCCGCGCCGTACCCGTAGACGGTGAGGACGGCGCCAGCGGCGATGAGCACCGCACCCGCCACCACCTGGAACCAGCCGGACTTCGCCCCGGCCAGCGCGGGCATGAGGGTGAGGACGCGCGCGCCGGTGGGCATGCCCAGGTCGTCCTCTCCCACGTCCCGCTTGCCCGCGAAGACGTGGTAGCCGGGCTCACTGTTCTCCGCGAGGTAGCGCCGGAAGCCGTCGCAGACGGCGGAGAGGGCCCGCACGGCCTCCGCAGGCGAGGGCACGGAGAGGTCCAGCTTCCAGACGCGCCCGAAGCGCTTCCCCAGGGGCCCGCCCAGGACGATGGTCGTCAGCATTGGGAGGCGTGCCTCACGACGCGCTGGGTGATGCGCGCCCAGAAGCCGGAGTACGTCTCCCGGGTGGAGAGGCGCCCCATGACGTGGTGCAGGAGGACGTCCCCGCCCAGGTACACGCCCGCGTGGTTGGGCACCGGGGCGCGCAGTTGCATGAGGAAGACGTCGTGCTCGCGCGGGGGCTGCCCGGTGACCTCCACGAAGCCCGCGCGGCCGAAGCCCTCCAGGTAGAGGTTGCCGCCCTTCGCCCACCAGTCGTCCGGACGCTCAAAGTCTGGCAGCGTCAGACCCAGACGCTCCCGGTAGTAGTCCTGGATGAGGGAGTAGCAGTCCAGGACGCCGTGGCTGAAGGTGCGGCCCACCAGCGGCGGCCGGTAGCCGTCCGGATACCAGAGGCGCCAGTGCCCCACGGGCACGTTGAGGATGAGCCAGGGCAGGCCCCAGCGCTCCATCATCACCCGGTCCGCCTCGCTCGGCTCCGGCGCGGCATTGGGATGGGAGTGCACCACCGCCACCACATCGCCCTCCTCCTCCGCCCGGGCGTAGTCCTCCGGGGCGAGGACGAAGTGAGCCTGGCCGCTGGCGAGGTTCCGGCAGGGGCGGTACCGCTGGGCGCCGTCCACCAGCACCACGAGGCCGCAGGACTCGCGGGGGAAGTCAGCCCGGGCGTGCGTGAGCGCGGCGCTCAGGACGTCATCAGCCAGCGTCAGCCGGCAGGGGTCGCTCATGCACTCATGGTGCTGGAGAGCGTGGACAGGATCCAGAGCACCCCTTGGCGCTTCTAGGCTATTCCATTTGCCGAAGCCACGGTCGCCGGAGGAGCGGGCTTCTTTGCCTCTGCCTCAAGACAGTCAAACCAAGTGTCAAGGTTCCCCTTGATCTCTCGAAGCGAGAAAAACAACAGACAGAGAGTGCAAGCAACCATGGACAAGCACAAGCCCACGGCGCCCCAACCCGGAACCAACCCAACAGTAACCTGCGCAACAGCAGTACTAAACGACGAAACAATAGAATAAAACAACAGCCGACTAAGGTTTCTTAGCGGATCAAATAGACCAACACCCCTACGCCCAAGCTTTGACTTTTCGCGATGCCTCTCCCGATATTCATCGCTATCATACAACCCCTCTTTCATCTTGATTACAATAAACGTCTTTAATGAAAACAGAAAACCACCCACAGATAAAAACCCACTAAAAAAGCTCCCGCGCAAGCTATCCCTGTAAACCCCCGACACATCAATCTTTCCATGCGAAAGCGCAGCAACCCCAGCAAAAACAAACAATCCAATCACAGCAGCCACCAGAAACACACGCTTCATGCGGCCTCCGGATAATCAAATAGCGCCCTATTCTCCTTCATCACCTCAATCATATCCCCAATCATCTTTGACTCATGGAACTTCTTCAAATCAAACTTCATTGTGCCGGAAGTTCTCTCAAAGTCGAACTCGCCGAACGACTCAATATTATCAGCAAGCCTCACAAACTGCTTGACTCCTTCAGCATCCCTCCCTTCGATCAATCCATTGGCAGGACTGACCCTTTGAATTAGAGAGCGCACCTTGCCGCGAAGAGTCGGCGACGACCTGTGCTCGCGCTTAAATAGAATGTCGATGTTTCCTCTCTGCACATGTTCATTGAGGGGTCGAAAATCCGATTCATTGCTTCCGAAGGTCGCAAACTTCAATTCAAGACGAGAAACCTCCTCGAGCTGCTCAATCAACTCGCCGGCCTGTTTGGCGCTAAGCATTTGCGCCCACTCAAACTGACCCTTGAACGAACTCCTAATGGCCTTCTGGACTCGGACAGGCGCCGATTGTCCACCGGCAGACTGGAGTTCCGCTTCCATGCGCCTATGCTTCAACATGGAATACCTTTCGCCCAGAAAGGCAGCAAACCTGCTTAGCGCACAGGAATGATGATAGTACTGATACAGCGCCCGCCCAGTCGAACGGCTCTGAACAAAGTAATTAAAATCCATCATGCGCGTCTTGTCTTCGAGTTCATGCACGTCGACTTCGAAGCCATCAGGCTTTTCCAGCAGAGTGCAGAATCGCCTCTGATTCTTAATACTAATCAGCAGACCAACATTGTACTCCTCCAGTCTCTTAGACAGATACATTCGTTCGCATCCACCAAAAGTTACCAACTGCCCACTGGACTCTTCAAATGAAGCATCCAAATCATCCAGTGTAACTACGCTGCCAGCTTTAAAAGTCGCCCCCAACAGTCGGATCTTCATCTTGCGCAGGCCCCTCCGAGAACATGTGCGCATGTTGGTCGCTGAAGCGCGACCTGATGAAGATCCTTACACTCCCTCGAAATGGCTGACACTGGGTCGGCATCACCCCTGTGGCCTCGCTACTAAGGACGATTCTAGACAGGGGTCTGACACGTATACCCATGCACGGGTATATATTGACCCACCCCAACAACCACCACTGGGAATCGGGCGACGCGCTTGTTCGTATTCAGCGAATTAGTCCGACTGCCGGGAATCCGCCGTACGGGAGGACGCTCTTCTCCCCGAAGCGCAGCTTGCAACTCGAGAGGCGCTTCCCGCAGCGGTCCTCGGTGGCGCTGGACGTCGGCGTGTCGTCCAGCTTCGCCACTGGCGGCCCGACGTAGCCGCAGCCCTCTCCGCGGTACTCCCAGGGGCACATCTGCGTGATGATGCGCAGCGGAATGCGCACGCCGTCCAGGTCGCACTTCGCGGCCAGGCTGAACTCGATGACGTGCTTGTTCTCCACCGTCTTCTGGTCCACCACGAACTCGTCGTCCGGGAAGGCATCCAGCGGCGAGGCCGTGGGGTTGACGCCCCCGGGGAAGTTCACCGCGTCCAGGTAACGGACGAAGGTTCGCTTCCGCAGGACGCGCGCGCCCAGCAGGTCGTTCAAGTCTCTCGCCATGGCGCCGATGGTGCCGGCGACGTTGGCCAGCGTCAGGGTGGGCCTGGGCAGCCGCCCCATGCCGGACTTGTCGAAGCCCTTCACCTGGATGGCCCAGGGCTCGTAGGCCATGCCCTGCCAGACGACGGGCCCGCGGAGGCCGTTGGTGCCCGCGTGGAAGTGGCTGACGCCCCCGCCTGGCAGGTTGGTGGCGTCCAGGACGAAGAGCTCCACGAGGGCCCCTGCGTCCAGCCTCTGGATGTCGCTGTCGATGCTCACCCTGCCTCCTCCTGGAACGTCGCGGTGAAGTCGTAGGCGTTGAAGCCCTTCACGGTGCGATGCCACTCCTCGCACACCACGTGTGCTACCAGCTCGCCCGCGCCGGTGAAGGTGAGCGCAGCCCCGGCGGTCGGCGCCGCAGTGAAGGTGGCGAGCCCCGAGGCGGAGAGCACGTAGGTGGTGCCTGCCACCTGGGCGACGCCCGCGACGTAGACGGTAGGCGGCACCGTCCAGCCCGTGGCGGGCACCAGTAGATCCGGAACGTCCGAGGAGAGCGGCCGCTGGAGGAGCCACTGCGTCTGGACCCCGTTCCCCACCCCGAAAGGCTGTGCGGTGGCGGACCAGGCTGTGTCCGGGGTGACGAACTCGAAGGGCTCGACGCCCGCGCGGGCGCGCAGGAAGGCCTCCAGGGTGTCCGCGTCCACCTTCGTGAGGTTGGAGAACTGGAGGGCCCAGTGCCGCAGGACGGAGTTGAGTCCGTCCCCGGAGCGCTGCGTGTAGCCCTCGCCAAACTGCGCCTTGCGCACCCGGGGCACCGAGTCCGCCTGGGCCCCGTAGTCCGGGGTGAAGGGGAAGCGCTCCATGTGCTACCGCTCCTTGCTGGGAATCCACCTGATCATGCGGCGAATCTTCAGCGGAGGCGTGGACGATGGCCCCCCGGGCCAACGCCAGCTGCGAGCTTCCGCCGAATGGCGTGGCCCCGCGCCTCTCGAATCGTCCCCCCCTGACGCCGCATCGCTCAGCGCCTCCCGTGGAAGCACGTGGGGTAGGGCCGGAACCGTAGAGATTTCGGCCGTTTAACGACTTCAATAAAGATAGACGCGCGGCTAAGCGGCAAAGATAGACGCGCGCCTAATGACACGCATAAAGTCCATTGACGACGAACGGTGCGCGCGGTACGAGCTGCGGGCCACCTCGTCGCGAGGGGCACGCCGTGCGTTTGCACGGAGCAGCACGAAAGGGCTCAACGCCATGAACATCAACCTCGCTGAACTCCTCCGTCGTCCGAGTGTCTCCATCTACCGGGACGGGACTCTGCACGACCGATTCAATCGGAATGGCTCGCCTGTCGTGGTGAAACGCGTCGTCGATCGGTCCATCAACCGCGTCTACCTCATCGACGAGGAGAACCAGCTCTACCGCGAGGGAGACCTCTCGCGCGCCCCCGGCGACATGGGGGATTGGAAGCCGCTGTAGCAGCAGGAGGTGGCTTCTTCGTCGCTGAGCGGAGCAGTGACAAGATGCCTAGCAGCACCTCGTAGTGTGAGCTTTCCGGGACGACGTACGTAAGCACGAATGCCCCCGTGCATCCCGGGAGGGTCATTGAAATCTGGCCGCAGCCGGTCGAGCGTTACGCTCCCGTCGCACGCGGCGCGCATGGCGAAGGATCCCCTGCTGCTACGCCACCGGCTGGTGGCGCTCTTCCGAGAGACGGGCCGCGCCGCAGATCTGCTGGCCGAGCTCCAGCCAGTGGCCGCGCTCAGCCTCCATGCTGGGGACGTGGAGGCCGAGCTGGCGGCCTGGGACGAGGAGACACGGCTGGCGGAGGCGCTGGGCCACGCGGACGCGGCACTGCCGACGCTCGCGAACGCGCCTTCGCCTTCGCGGCCGAATTGGACACGCCCCCCAGGGACGCAGCCCTGGCCGAGCGCCGTGACCGCCGACGCCCGATGCTGGGAGCGCGCGCTGCCCTGGAGGACGGGGACCGAAGGAGGGCGCGGCAGTGCTGCTGCGCTTGGCGCTGTTGCGCATAGGCAAACCGGTGGATCCGCCGAGGGTCGAGAGCTTGCTGCGCCTTGGCTCGGCCATGTCTCTCTAGCCGAGGGGTGGGCTTCAAAATCAGCAGGAGTTGGACTACTCCGGCACGGCGGAACCGCTATTGTAAGCGGGAATCCAGACACCAGAGGTCCACATGTTCGTCGACGCAAGTGGCATGCATACCGTTCCGACTCTCAAGTCCGCCAAATACACGGTCATCCACGACCGGAAGAACAACATGGCCCTCATGCGAATCAACGAGGTCGTTGTTCTTCCTGTAGGTACTGAAATCGAATTGATCGAGCCCAACGTCAATGCAGTAGTAACGGGAATTCGTCTCCTGGCAGGCAGGCCGGCAACAGCAACCAGCGCCGGTATTGACGTCGCAGTTTGCCTCGACGTCTCTGTTCCTGACGAGTGGTGGGAGTCAAAGACCAGGGCGTAGCTGCGCCGGCCTTCCTGCGACTGGCGAGCCGGGCTCCGGACATAGCAACGGAGGAGGTTCTGCTGTGTGCGCTGGACCTCTTCGAGGACCCGCGTGGCCATCGACGCGCTGGTGCCGCTGGCCCGCTGCGTCCGGCGGACGCGAGCGTCATCGACCGCGCGGTGGAGGGCCTGCGCGCCCGGGGCCGCCACGGCGACCTGCTGGACATCTACGAAGCGGGCGCCCAGGCGGCGGGAGGCTCGCGCGCCGCGGAGCTGCTGCTCGCCGCCGCGTCCGTGGCGAGCGGGGCGCTGTCGGACGCGGACACGGTGTGGGCCCTCACGCACTGCGCGGCGGAAGCGGCTCCGGAGAACCCGGCCGCGCTGCGCGCGCTGGTGGAGGGCCTGTGCGCGCGCAAGGAGTCTGCGGAGCTGCTCGCCGCGCTGGAGCGGCTGATTCCCCTCTCGGAGGACGCGCTCCAGGCACTGGAGGCACGCCGCCGCGCTGGACCGGCACCCCAAATTACGGAGTAGGTCCGTTGAGCACCTTAAGCAGGAGCTGGAGCAGTTCGGCGCTGTAGTAGGCGAGCGGGAGCAACATGGCGGCCCAGTCGAGGGGAGACTTCTTCGGGCACTTCGGGTTGTTGGTCGTCATGCCCAGGCTGTAACGAATTAGTCCGCCACCGACGCCCGCCAGGCCACGCGTTCAGAATTCTTCGATCAAGGACGGGAGTGCGTCACCGCGGCGGGCGTTCGCCGCAGGCCACGCTACCGCCCCTTCACGTAGGTGTAGACCATGCCTCCGGGCGCCATCTCCTCGCGCATCACCTTCCGGACGGCATCTGCGAGGCGCCTGCCAAGGCGCTCCGCCTCCGCACGTCCGCCCTCCCCTGACGCGCTCACCTGGGAGGAGCCGTCCGCGTTGACGGTGATGTAGAGGGTCTGGTTCACGTCCCCTCCCCCGAGCGCCTCGTTGGGGACGATGCGGCCGGAGCTGGAGGGGATGAAGAGTTCCGGCCCGAGCTCACCCACCAGGTGCGCCTGCTGTGCGCGAACAGAGCCGCCAGCCGCGTGCGCCCCGCCCAGCATGAAGCCGTAGGTGCTGCTCATGTCCGCGCCGCCGACCAGCGTGGAGCCGCTGCCGGACGACACCGAGCCGCTGAGGGCGTCCATGCCCAGGTTGACGAGGGCCATGAAGGCCTTCTGCGCCGCGAGCCGCGCCAGGTCCTTCAGGATGCCGTCCACCAGCGACGAGAACTCCAGTCGGCCCGTGGTGACGAAGTTCGCGAAAGCGTCCGCCATGTGCTGCGTGGCCGTGCCGACAATCTCCTTCGTGTAGGAGAAGCCGCCGTGGAGCTGGTCCTGGAGGCGCTCCACCTCCTGCCGGTACTGCTCTGCGGTGATGCGCCCGTCGGCGAAGAGCTGATTCACCATCTCCAAGCGCTTCTGCAGCTCCGCCGTGGGGTTGAGCTGCTTGGCGAGCTGGTCCATCTCCGTCTTCAGCGCAGCCTCGGCCTTGCCCTCCGGCGTCCACATCGCCCGGGCCTTCTTCATGGCCGCTTCGAACTCCGCGGCCTTGAGGCGCCCGGCCTCGAGTTCCTCGCGGAGGACCTTCTGGGCTTGGCTGTACTTCTCCGTGTCCTGGTTGCCCAGTTCGCGGTTGAGGCTCTGGAGCACCCGCGCCCGCTCCTCCTCTGCCTTCTTCACCCGCTCTGTTTCCTCCTTCTGCTTCCGGAGGGCTTCCAACTGCGCGATGGCCGCGTCCGCCCGCGCGATCATCTTCGGGTCCTTCAGCGAGCGGTACTCGTCGGAGAGCTGCTTCGCCTCGTCCTTCGTCTTGCCGAGGGTGCGCGCCTCCTCCTCCAGGTTCATCAGCCACTGCTCTTGGCGCTTCAGCAGCTTCTCGCGGGCCTTCTCCTCCTGCTCCGCCTCCTTGAGCGAGGCCTTCGTGTTGGAGGTGCTCTCCTTCGCAGCGGCCGCGCTCACTTTCGCGTCTTCCGCTCGTGCAGCCCGCACCCGCTGGAGGCTCTTCTCGATGTCGGCCGCGCGCTGCATTTGGATGCCGAGATCCTTCTCCAGGGGCGCTAGCTTCTTCTCAATGTCCTCTGCGTAGGCGGGGTCCGCACGAACCTTCGAGAACGGCACGTCACGACCAATGTTCTTCGACAGCCTTTCATCGTTGTAGTGATTCAGCACGATCCAACGCTTCACGCCGTTGTTGGGATCGTTGATTTCCTTTTCGAGCCGGTCAATCTCAGCCAAGGCCGCCACCAGATCTTCCTGGGAGAGGCTTTCGTAAACCCTGACGACATCCTCCGCTGAGTCGCCAACGTTTTTCAGGGCATCCTGGTATCTCCCCCCCAGCGACGCCATTTCCGTGCGCGCGATAGCGGCGGCCTTCTGCGCCTTCTCGTAGTCCTTGAGGGCCTTCGTTTCGCGGATGAGGTTCTCCGCGATTTGACTGCCACGGGTGGCGTTGGCGCCGCTCTCTTGAGCGAACTGCCGCGTCTTCTCCTTCGCGTCCTCTGCGGCTTTGCCGTACTCGTGCCAGAGGGCGACCGCCGTGGTGAGGGCGCCGGTGATGATGCCGATGGGCCCACCCATGAACTCCAGCGCCGTCTTCCCCGCACGCGCCGCCAAGGACGCGCCCTCGATGGCTGACGCCTCCCTCACCTTCGCCAGCGCCAGCTCCGTGGAAGCCAGCGTGGCACGCTTCGTCGCCGACATGAGGCTGCCCTCCACGGCCGCCGAGGCCTGGAGCGCCGCGAGCTTCTTCTCCAACATGGCCTGCGCCGAGCGGAGCGCGGCGATACGGCTCTCGTCGGCGGCCCGGGCGTACTTCGCCTCAGCGAGCGCGGCGCTGGCGGCCGACTCGCGCGCCTGGGTGAGTGCGGTGGACTTCGCGACCAGCCCCTTCACCCACTCCTGGGCCCATGCGGCCCCGCGCATGGCCGCCACCACCACCAGCGACTCGCCGAAGAGTTTCACGGCGTAGGTGGCCGTCTCGAAGTTCTCCGTCAGCGCACGGACGCCCGGCTCCGTCGCGGAGAGGATGTCGCCGCCCACCTCGCCTTGGAGGTCCGAGAAGCGCGCGCGGAGCTGGTCCAGGGCGAATTGGGGCGTGCTCGCCATCTTGTTGAAGGCGGCCTCCGTGCGCCCGGCGGAGTCCTGCATGTGCTTCAGGGAGGCCGCGAAGTCCGCGGAGGCGGTGCCGGTGAGCGTCATCACCGGCAGCAGCGCCTCCACGCCTCCGAAGAGCATGGCCATCTCCTCGGTGCTTCCCTTCGTCTTCTCGTTCACGTCCTGGAGGAAACCGGCGAGCCCCTTGGCCTTCAGCGCGGTGACGGAGAACTCCAGGCCGAGCGCGTCCGCGAGCTTCGCCGCCTCGTTGGACGGCTTAGCGGTGGCGGAGATGATGGCGCGCAGGCCCTCCATCGACGTGGACGTCTGGATGTTGTTCTTCGTGAGGGCGCCCGTGGCCGCGAGCAGCTCCGCGAGGCTGACGCCCGTCTGGGACGCGATGGGGGCCACCCGGCCGATGAAGCGCGAGAGGTCCTCGATGCTCGTCTTCCCATCCGCGGCGCTCACGAACATCATGTCCGCTGCCTGGGTGACGTTGCGCAGCTGGCTCCCGTAGCTGGCCATGACGCCTGTCAGGCCGTCCGCCGCCGTTCTCACATCCGTCACGCCGCCGATGGCCAGCTTGTTGGACACGGTGAGAAGCTCCGTGGCCTTCGCTGCGTCGCTCGCTCCCGCGCTGAGGATTTCGTAGAGGGCTCCGGCCTGGTCCGTGGGCGTCCGGCCGAACTGGTTCCCCAACTCCTTCACCTTCGCGGTGAGAGAGTCCATCATCCCGAGCTGATCCTCCTCCAGCACGGTGGACACCTGGGCCATGGCCGTCGAGAAGCGCAACGCCTCCTCGGTAGCCCCCTTGATGGCAGCCCCTGCCGCGGCGACGCCGACGAACTGGCCCGCCAGCCGCTTCATCCCGTCCGCGAACTTGCTCACCGGGGGCTCGGCCTTCGCGGCCTCCTCCTTCGCCTTGCGGAGGGCGTCCGCCACCCCCTCCTTCTGCTTCCCCATCTCGTCGAAGCGCTTGTTGAGGGACTCCACGTGCGTCAGGAAGCGCGACAGCGCGGAGGTGTCCGCGAGCGTCGCCTGGAGCTTCCCGGCCGCGCCCCCGAGGGACATGAACTGGGCCTCCAGCGCCCCTGTGGCCGTCGCAGTGGCGGCGAAGGCCGTCTGGATCTTCACGGCGGATTGCTCCAGCACCGAGAGGTGGGAGGTGGCAGCCCGGATGTCGGCCAGCGCCTTCGACGTGCCGTCCAGGCCCCGCGTCGCGCGGGCGAAGGCCTTGGTGAGGGCCTCCGTGGCGTTCTCCAGGCCCGTCGTCTTCCGCTCCGTCTTCTCGGCGGCCTCCTCCAGCCCGCCCAGCGACGTGACTGCCTCCTTCGCGTCGCTGGTGTTGATGCGGATGCTCAGCTCAGCCAAGTCGAACGACATGATGCCCCTCGAAAAATTCAAGATTCAGCGTGGCAGAACGGACCAATGCCCATCTGCACGGGCGCTCAGTGGACTGCTCGGCCGGCATATGGTGGCCTTGGAGCATGAAAGCTCTTGTGGCAACTCTCATTGGAATGCTTTCTGCGACCGCATTCGCAGGAAGCGCGTTCGGCCACCTTGCCGACGTTACAGCGTTTCGCGTCAGCGCTTCGGTTCCCGAACTAATTGCGCAGCAGGGACTCTCATCAGCGCGCCTGGAGGAAACAGCAGTCGGCGCGTTTAAAACAGCATCAATCCTCACCATCGAGCGAACGAACACAGACGCAGGCTCGGCGCTCTTCAGCATATCCATCGAAGAGGTCACCTGGGAAAACCACGAGGTGACAGCAATTCACATCAACGTCTCCGTCGCCCAACCAGCCACCATTACTGGAACTGAGCACCGACGTCTTGCAACGACATGGGAGAATTCACGACTAATCCAATCGCGCACCGACTTCGCCGCAAAGCGCACGCTCGAAACTGTCAACAGCCTAATCAAGGAGTTCATCAGCGAGTACCGAAATGCAGCTAGCGACAAGAAAAGCCTCGATCCGAGCAAGCCGACAGGCGCCTCTCTACCTGACGGCCAGCCGGCATCGGCTGTTCCTATGGCTTCGTCTCCAGGCAGCACCGGAGAAGCAAAACCAAAACAACCCACCAACAACAGCATCATTCCGCCGACCACTCACAACGGCAGACCCCGTGGCGGATGTTCTGGCGGATTTGAATACTCCTGCTGTTCATACTCTGGCGATGGCTGCGCATACATTCTTTGCCGCGAAGCAGGTGGCAAGTGGACCGAAGAGACGTCAGCCTGCATGTAGCTTCGGCCCCGTTCGTTCTCACTTCTTCGAGACTTCGACCAGGAACGCTTCATCCAGCCGGCGGAGTAGCTGCACCTCGGAGGACGTGGGCCGGTGGCCGGAGAGACGCACCCATGACTCCATGTCCGAGAAGGAGATGGGGTTGAGGGTGAAGGCGCCGGCGCCGCGGGCGTTGGACAGCTCCGCGAACCACCCCCACACGTGGGCGAGGGCCTCGGGCAGCGGGGGCGCCTCCAGCAGCTCCGGCGGAGGCTTCCCGGTGGCGCGCTCCACCTGCTCCAGGTGGGCGCGGACGGAGACGCCCTCCGCGTCGGTGCGACTCAGGCGGAATTCGTGGCGGGCGAAGTCGAGGAGTCGCTCGCCCTCTCCTCGAAAAAACTCGCGCGGTCCGAGACGGCCTCGTCCACCTGGCGGCGCAGCCACGGGTGGGCGGTGAAGAGGCGCCGGGCGTTGTCGGGCGTGAGGGGCACCTGCGCCACGCCCTCCAGGACGCCCGTCCAGGAGACGGTGCAGGCCACCAGCAGTTCCAGCGCGTCGGCCTCCATGTCCCGGGGCGTCTCCTGCCGGGCACGGCGGCCGGCGCGCGGCGCCGTGGCGGTGGCCTTGTCGATGAGGGCCCGCGTGGCGTCGCGGTAGCGCGGCGAGTCCGCACTGGCCACCTCCACCTGCATACCAGTGGGCTTGCCGGTGACGGGGTGGAGGATGTCCACGGTGAGGGTGTCGTGGCGGATGAGGCTGGAGAGGTCAAAGCCGGAGGGGGCGGAGGCAGTGCTCATGCGGGACTCCTGGTGGTGAGGGGTGGAAGGGGCGCGGACGCGGGCTGCTACGCGTTGCTGCGCTGGTAGAGAATGGAGGCGCCGGACACCGGGTCGAGCAGCGCGGTGAAGGGCATGGACACCTGGACGGGGCCCTCCTTTGGGTTGTCGAGCTCGCCGCCCGTGTACTTGAGGCGGGGAATCCGGAGGGTGTGGAAATCCGTCCCGTTCACGTCCTGCAGCACCACCTCCAGGGAGGACTCCGACTCGTCGAGGAACTTCGAGAGCAGGTCCTGCCCCATGAAGTAGGCGCTGAGGGTGCCGGACACGCCGAAGCCGCCCTCGTGAATCTCCGTAGCGGAGCGCTGGCCGATGACGCCCTTCGTGGAGCGCCCGTTGGTGATGTCCAGGTCCAGGGACGTGACGTTGGCCACCAGCTGCCCGCCCTCGCGCAGGCTGCCGGTGAAGGCGTCGAAAGGGCTGTTGGTGCCCGGGGGCGTGACGGTGGCCGCGTGCGACGCCGTGGCCATCTGCATGTCCTTGCCCAGCAGCGCGAAGGTGCCGGTGATGATTTCCTCCGGCTTGATGGAGAGCTTCAGGCTGTCCACCGCGCAGCCGCGGTAGAGGGCGTACTGGTTGATGTCCGTGAAGGCGCGCTCGAAGGAGAACGTCTTCAGGACGGTGCCGGACTTCAACCGGCGGCCCACCAGCGCCACGGTGCGGCCGGCGGCGGCCACGTCGTCCTCCAGCTCCCGGTCCAGGGTGAGGGCCTCGGCGGTGACGGCTTCGACGCGCGCCCGTCCGTTGTTGTCGGCTTCCGCGAAGCCGGACACCAGCACCTGGTCCCCGGGCAGGAAGCCGTCCGCGAGAAAGCTGCCGGCGGTGCGCACCACGGCGCCCGCGTCCGCGGCGAGGGAGACGCTGCCGGTGGTGGCCGTGGCCCAGGCGCCGCTGAGGGCGGCCTCCAGCAAGTCGTCGAAGGTGCCGAGGGAGAGCTCGACGCCGATGTCCCCGCCGACGCTCACCATGCCGTGGCGCAGGTCAGAGAGGTGCCTGTCGGCGCGAATCTCGTTGGACTGGTAGTTGGCCTTGCTGAGGTTGAGGCCCGTGCTGGTGAAGCGCAGGGCCTTGTAGGTGGTGCTGGCCGCGACGCCGAAGCTGGCCTCGGAGGTGAAGCGCAGCGCGGTGCGCTGGCCGGAAGCGGAAGGCATGGGTTTCTCCTGTCGCGCGAGGCGACGGTGCTACGCGTGGACGAGCCAGAAGACGGAAACGGGACGCATCCACCAGGGCTCCTCACGGAGGCCCGGCCCGGCGGAGGCGGACTGGATGCGGACGACGGTGGCGCCCGCCTGCAGCGAGGTGCCGCGCGCGAAGCCGTCGCACACGGCCTGGGCGGCGGTGTTGGCGGGCCCGGCGCCCTCGCCCAGGGGGAAGAAGAGGGACACCTGGAAGACGCCTGGGTGGCGCGTCTGCGCGTCCTGGCCCAGGCCGGCGGGGGCCGTGCGCGCGGGCAGGTGGTCCACCCGCGCCCAGGGCGTGCCCTCCTTCGGGGCGAAGAGGACGTTGGGGAAGGCGATGTTGTCCGCCCCCACCACAGGCGCCAACACCCCTGCGGCGTGCGCCTCCAGCGCCTGGGGGATGTCCAGGAGGACGGTGCTCACTTCGCCGCCTCCTCGAGGATTTCATCCACCTGCGCGAGGGTGGTGCGCACCATGCCCTTCGGGGCCTGCTGGCTCCAGCCGAACTCCAGCCGGCGGGCGTAGGGCAGGTTGTTGGTGATGAAGACGGTTTCACCCACCTGCACGCCCTCCAGCTTCGCGCCCTCGCGGGAGACAACGGCGCTGCCGTCCTTGTCCTCCGCGTCCACGGTGCCGGCGGGCTTGTCGCCAATGCCCACCTGCCAGTTGCCCCGGAAGCGCCCGGTGTCCACCGGGGACGCGGTGACGACGTTGGCCAGGACGCCCAGCGCCGTCTTGCGCACCATCTCGTTGGCACGTGCCTCGGTGGCCTTCACGAAGGCCTGCACCTGCTTGCTGAAGCGCGCCCCCTTGCGGATGCGCCTGTCCACCTTCGTCATGCGGACACCCGGAGGTTGAAGAGGATGGGGGTGCCGCCCAGCTGCGTCGGCGGGTCCGTCCGCAACACGCGCCAGGTGCGTCCCTCCAGGGGGCCCACGGTGTCGCCCGGCGCCGGCACCACCGGCAGGCCGCTGGCCGCGACGAGCACCTTCCGCCGGTCCGCGCGGGTGGTGCCGCCGTCGGCGAGGCTGTCGCCCTCCCTGTCCTGTCCGCTGTCGGCCTGTACCAGCGCATGGACGGGGTACGTCGCCGTGGAGGCCACCACCTTCGCGGTGGCCACGTCGTAGGCGCCCGGCCCGGCCCGCGTGAGGGTGGCCTCCTGGCCGTAGCGCTTCACCAGCGCCAGGGCCTTCTTCGCCAGCCTGTCCGCCTGGGCGCTCATCCGCGCACCGTGGTGTGGACGCGGATGCCGCCCGGGCTGCCCTGGACGAGGGGCCCCAGCAGCGCCAGCACCTGGGAGGGGATGGGCCGGTGCGTCTCCTTGGACGTCTTCAGGGGGCCCACCGTCACGCCCTCGTCCACCACGGGGCCGAGGCCGGCCGTCCAGTCCTCGCCCAGCAGCCTGAAGGCGAACTCCGCCACCGCGGACTTCACGCGCCGGGGGACGGCGCCCTCCGCCACCGGGCACCCGTCGAGCACCACGCCCCGGCGCGGCCAGGCCAGGGCCTGCTCCGCGTCAGCGCGCGCGCCCAGCCACTCGCAGCGGGAGTCCAGGACGGACGTCGCCCACTTCAGGTGCCGCTCCTTGGCCGCCTCGTCAGCGGCGGCCCAGGCGTCGTTGTGGCCGCGCGCCGCGTGGTAGGCATCCGCCTCCACGACGTCGCAGTAGGAGTCGGCGAGTGGGCCGCCGGGAGTGGTGTCGAGTGCCATGGGCAGCTCCTCGTGCGCGGACTACTTCGCCGCCTTGCCGGGTTTGGGCGGCTTCTCCTGAGACTCAGCGGCGGGCGCCTCGGTGGCCGGCGTGGTGCCGGCGGCCTTCATCGCCTCCGCGCGCGCCAGCCGGGCCTCCAGCTCCTCACGCAGGCGGCGCGACGCCTCCAGCTCGGCGCGGAGGTCCTCCATCGCGTCCTGGATCTGCGTCACGTCACGCGCGCTCACTGCAGGGGCCGCCTCACCGGCGGAGGACTTCTCCTCCTGGGACTTCTTCCAGGCCTGGTGCGCGGCCCGGCCCTCCACGCTGCCCTCGGGGTACGCGCTGTAGTAGCGCGAGAGGATGCGCTGCGCGTGCTCGCTGCCGCGCGAGGGGAGGATGCACTCCCCCTCCTCGAAGCGGAAGCCGCCCAGCTCGATGTCCTTGCCCGCGTGCGGGCCCACCAAAACCATACGAATGCCGTCCATGCGAAAGGCTCCTGTGCTGCGAAAGGTGTGAGAGGGAGACGGAGAGGCGGCCACGGGCGGCCGCCCTCTCCCGGCTGCATCAGTTGAGGCGCGCGGTGCGCACGCCCTTCACCACCGCCAGCGCGTAGTCGTTGTAGTTGGCCAGGCCGCAGTACCAGACGATACGGTCGATGCTCTCGTCCTTGTCCTGCGACTCGCCCACCGTCTTGATGTGGATGCCGGCGCTGGCGCCCGGGGCCGTCAGGCCGGCGATGCCCACCTTCCGGCTGCCGTCGTCGAAGCAGCCCGCGGCGATGGAGGTGCAGTCCGTCGCCGTGCCCTGCGTCTGGTTGGTGGGGATGGAGTCGTTCACGAAGATGGGGACGCCCCGGTACACCGGCACCGTCTTGCCGCTCGGCAGGGTGATGACGTCGTTGATGCTCGCCCCGCCCAGCTTCCGCAGGAAGGCGTAGTGCAGGTTGAGGAGCACCTCCGGCATGGTGATGAAGTCCACCTCGCCGTCCTTCGCCTTCACCTTGGAGATGAGGTCGTCCAGGATGCCCACGTCGTAGAGGGCGCCGTTGGTGCCCGCCACCAGCGTCTGGCCCGCGGCCACCTGGGCCAGCAGCCCGGGGAACTCATTGCCGAGGCCCGTGCCGTTCATCAGCATGTTGCGGTACTGGCGCCCCGCGGCCTTCGCCTTGCTCGCCAGCTGGTACGTGCGCTGGTCGTTGACGTTGGAGCGCGTCGCCTGGATGAGGCCGTCCACCTCTGCGTCGCCGATGATGCGCGTCAGCGTCGCGGTGGCCTGCTCCACGGTGGCAGGGTTCTTGGCGGTGATGGTGCCGCCCACGCCGAGCACCTGCACGTCGCCCAGCACGGACTCCTTGTTCCACGTGTGCGAGTTGCCCTCCAACTCGTCGAAGGGCAGCCGCTCGAAGAGACGGTCGGTGGTGACGATGGTTTCGACGACGCCGGCAATCAGCTCGTCCTGGCACAGCTTCGCGGACTCGGTGAGGGTGATGGAAGGCATACGGGTGAACTCCTCCTCGGGGCGAGGGAGGTGAAACAGGGGCGGGAGACGCGCCAAGGGCGAAGGGGTGTCAGGACCCCTGGGCGGATGAAAGGGATTGGACGAGAGGGGCACTGCCGGGCATCCCGCCCGGTTCGCCTCGGCTCCGCATCACGCGTTGCCAGGGGCCTCCTACTTGCTGCGACTGGCCAGGCCCGCCGCGATTCGCTGCGTCGGGCTCAGCTTGTCGCTACCGCTGGGCATCGCGCCCGTCTTCGGCTTCGGTTGCGTCCCGCTTCCGGAAGCACCCGTGCTGTCGAAGGCACGGGCGAAGTTGGTGTCCTTCTTGAGCTCCCCGACGAACTCTCGAATCGTCAGGAAGCCGCCCTTGCCGTTGCCGCGAGGATCGCCCTCCGCGTCAACAACCCGAGCCAAGAAGCCACCACCTTCCTCAATCACTTTCACATGCTTCTGCACGTGAGGCAAGAGCAACACAGCGCTGCCCTTCATCTCCGCGATGGCCGCCGTCGCCTCCGCCTCCACCAAGTGCTTGTGCAGCGAGCCGCGCATGCGCTCCACGACGGCGTCGCGCTCGCCGAGCGCCTTCGCGTGGCCGGACTCGAGGTCCGCCTTCAACTTCTCGAAGTTGGCGGCGCCCTCCTTCCCTTCCTGGGCCTTCGCCAGCGCCGCCTTCAGCTCGCCGACGGACTTCTCCACATCCTCGGGCGTCTTGCCGAGCTTCAGCCACGCCGCCTGGGCCGCCGTCAGCGCCTTGCTGCTTTTGCGCTCCTTGTCCAGGGCGGTGGTGAGCCCGCTGTGGTCCATGCGCTTGAAGACGTCCGCATCGAGGGTGAACTTCCCGCCCTCCCCCTTCGCGTACAGCCCGCGGAACTTCTCCGGGACGATGTCCAGCGCGTCCAACTCCTGCTGCCACTCGAATTCCACGTGTCTGCCTTTCTCGGCCCGGTGGGCCGGCTACAGCTGTGCCTTCTTGAAAGCGGCGGCCTCGGTGGCGCGCAGCGCGTCCAGGGTGAGCGTCTTGCCGCTGGCGTCGGTGAAGCTGCCGAGGCGAAGTCCCCCGTCGCGGAAGAGGCGGCCGCGCGCGGGGCCCAGCACCTCGTCCTGGAAGCTGGTGGGCTGACGGCGCAGCCAGTCCTCGTAGGACAAGCCCTTGGGCGCGGAGCCGATGTTCTCCTTGGCCCAGCGCTCGCGGATGCGCTTCACCGCCGCGCCGCGCTCCTTCTCCGTCATGTCCTTCCAGGCCTCGCCGGCCTTCGCCTTCGCCTCGGCCCGGAAGTCGATTTCCCGGTTCCGCCTGTCGCGGGTATCCCGGACGGTGGGCCTGTCACCCACGAGGCGCACGCCGTCGATGACGGGGACGGTGGTGCTGCGGCAGCGCCAGTGCGCGGGCGGGCGCGGGCCCCCGCGCACCGGGAAGGTGTGGCCGTCGCGGGAGGCGCACAGCAGCGTGGTGCGCCCATCCAGCGTGGACACCCACCGCACCTCGCGAACCAGGTCCTCGTTGGCCCGGTACACCTCTTCCCGGGCCTGGGTGGCCACGTGGTTGAGGGCAGTGCGCGCCACGGCCTCCGCTCCGCGGCGGCTACCTTCCAGCGCCCCGTCCCCGCTGACGAGGTCCCGGACAATCTGCTGCGTCGTCCGGCCCTCCACCACGCCCGCCTGGATGGTGCGCTCGATGCGCGCCAGGTCCGCCGGCTCCATGCCGGCCACCCACGTCTCGAAGACGGCGCCGTTGAAGGGCCTGGAGAAGACGGCCGCCTCCAGCACCTCTGCCGTGGGCGCGGCGATGGAGACGTCCACGATGAGCGTCTCCTCCAGCAGGGCCGCCTGCCACCGCGCCTCGTACGCCGCGAAGGAAGCGGCCTCCTCCTGCAGCGTGCTGGAGATGGCGGCGTAGGCACCGGCCCGGAGGGTGCGCACCTCGGACAGCAGGCCGGCGATGCGCTCCGTCGTCTCGCGGCCGGCGTCGTACCCGCCCGCGGCCTCGATGGCCTGGAGGCGCGCGGCGAGCTGCTCCGTGAGGCGCTCCTCCGTGTCGTTGAGGAGGGCCACCACGCGCCGGGCGACGCCGGCCTTGTAGCGCTCCAACTGCACGGCGTGCGCGACGGAGCGCTCCAGCAGTTCCTCGTTGGCCGTGGGGAGGGCAGTGCTCACAGCGTCCCCCGGATGGGTGTGTTGGAGCGCCGTTCGCGGAGAAGCTGCGCCTCACGCAGCTCACGCAAGCGGCGGCGCACCTTCCGCGCACCGCGGCGGTTGGGACGGAACCAGTGGGCGGCCCGCGCGAAGTCTTCTGTGAGGCACGACAGTTGCTCCCCAAGGAGTCCTGCGGCGCACAGCGTCTCGTCATGCAGCAGCTTCACTGGGCACCTCCGGCCGGCGTCGTGCGGAGGCTGCCCAACGCGGGCCCCTCGCTCGCCAAGCGCTCCCCGTCCACCGCCACGTCGAAGTCGGCCATGAGGACGCCGCGGCGCTTGAGCTCCGCGAGGAAGGCCTCGCGGGAAATCTCCCGGGCCGCGCGCGCCTTGAAGAGGACGTCCAGGCCCTGCGCGTCGGCCTCGGAGATGCCGAAGTCAGTGTGCACCTCCACCTTCAGCTTCGCGTCCTCCACCTCCAGGCCCAGCCACCGGGCCGCAAAGTAGAAGGCCAGCTCCAGCGCGTCGCTGAAGGACTCAGCCATGGCCTGCAGCTCGGAGTGAGCCTGAGCGGTGTTGATGGACTTCTCGGTGGCCGTGGTGGAGCCCGATTTCCGGACGAGGAGCTCCACGCCCAGCATGGCCATCTCTTCCTTCAGGTCCTCCAGGTCCTGCCGGCCGGCCGTGATGGCCGCGCCGGTGTGCTCCACGTAGTAGAACTTCCCCTGCGGGCTGCTGGTGGTGAGGAGCGCGTGGGGCCCCACCGTCACCTTCCCCGAGCCTCGCCCCTCCCCTTCCCCGCGGTCCTGCTCCAGCCCGGAGGCCGCCAGCATGGGGAAGCGCGCCACGGTGAGGACGTTCCGCTGGTCGCTGGCGGACTGCCAGTGCTCCACGTTCTTGTCCGCCAGGTCCATCAGCGGCGGCTTCGCGGCGCACAGGGCGGTGCGCTCCCCTGCGTACCAGGTGACGAGGGGGATGAAGCCCAGCGTGTTGCGGCCGCTCGCCACCTCCTTCCACTCGCTGGTGCCACTGCGCTCGTGGATGGCCCAGGAGTCGCGCTCGAGGACGCGCACCCGCTCCACCAACACCTCTTCGAAGCCATTCCGGCGCGTCTCGCTCTCGCGGATACGCACGTGGGTGAGCACCTCCACCCCGCCCACCGTCTCCGCGTACGCGGCGATGAGGGACTCGGCGGAGACGTGCGCAAAGTACGGGCGGAGGCCGGCGCGCTGCTCGTCCTCCAGCGTCTTCACCGTCTCCGGATCCACCACCGGGAAGTCCACGAGGATGTGGGCGAGGCCCTTGGCCAAGCCGTCCCGGAAGACGCCGCGGGCCCAGGCGGTGATGTCGCTGCCCTGCCTGTCCACGTCGTCCACCAGGACGCGCAGCGGCTCCGGTGCGGAGTCGCCCAGGCGCACGGGCTTGGCGAAGGGCTTCGCCGCAAGGTTGCGTGCCGTCTTGCCGAAGACGTTGAGGAGGACGGCGCGCTGGAGGCGCTCCCTGTACGCCGCCTCCTCCTCCGCGTGGTACTGCGGCAGGTAGGTGCGTCCGGCGGCGCGCATGGTGCCGGTGCCTCCAAGGAGGGCCAGCACGAGGGCCCAGGCTGGCTGCATGGCTCGGTAGGCGCTGCTGGGAGTGCTGACGTCGGCGGCACCGCTCATCCGGACACCACGAGGAAGGGGCCCCGCACGCCGTTGTTGAAGCGCTCCGCCGCGCGCAGGGCGGTGCGCACGCGCTCCACCGGCTTCACGCCCTTGGTGGCGAAGAGGGCCCCGCGAGCGACGTCCGCTCCGCAGCCGACGGCTGCGAAGGAGTCCCGCGACTCGCCCACCTGGTAGTCGTTCTCCACCGTGAAGAGGCGGCCGGCGACGCCTACCAGGAAGTGGCCACCGCGTTCCTGCCCGTTTTCCTGGTGCGCGAAGCCCGAGTCCTTCAACGCCGCGCGCAAAGCATCGACGAAGTCCACCACCATGAAGCGCTCCAGAGCGCTCCTCCGGCGAGGCGGGCCCGGCGGCCGGAAGGCGTGGCGCAGCACCTGTCCCATCCGGAAGGAGGTGGTGAAGCCGAGGACGTAGGGCCCGTTGCGGAAGACCTTCGGGTCCTTCCGCACCACCAACTGCCAGCTGTTGGAGCCAGCGCTGTCCCCGCCCACGTACACGCGCCCCTGGTGCACCACTCCGGCAATGCACGTCACGACACCACCTCCATGCGGCGGATGGCTGCCTCGCCGCGCACCGCGGTGAAGACGCTCGCCACCACGTGGCCCTGCATGGCGGACGGGCCGGACAGCAGCAGGTGCAGCACCTCCGGCCTGTTCGCGCGGAGGGACTCGCGGACCGAGGCCTCGTCGGTGCGCGACAGCCTGGCGGGCCCACCCGGGTGGGTGTGCCAGTCGCCGAGGTAGCGCAGGCGCGGGCGCACCCGGTCCAGGAGCCGGTGGTCGTGGGCGCGGTCCGCGTCGTAGCCCACGCGTCCGCGCACGGCACGCCTTCCGGGGCCGGTGACGGCGAGCACGTGGGCTTCACCGTCCACTATGGCGCCCAGCAGCAGGCCGTCCGTCTCCAGCGGGGCGCGCACCCGCGCCAGGCGCAGGGCCTTGGCCAGGACGCCAGGCGCCAGGCGCACGCGGTAGCCGTCGGAGACGTAGAGGGCCGGAGCGGACGCGGTCGGCAGCGGGCAGGCCATCACCGGTAGCTCCTCACCTGGAAGGTGGCGGTGCCCTCGCCGAGCATCAGCTCCGTGAGGGCCCACACCTCCGCGTCCATGCGGTTGGGGCTCCAGGTGGACTCCCCGGGCACCCACGTCGTCTGCTCGTCCTCCAGCGCGGGCAGGCGCCCCACGTGATGGGCCATGCCGCGCTCGAAGAGGGCCGCCACCGGCTCCGCGCGCTTCGCCTTGCCGCGCGAGGCCGTCACCACCTTCACCGTGACGTGCTTCTTCGTCTCGCGGGCCTTGGCGCGGAGGTTCGTCTCCACCATGTCGCCGCCGAAGTTCTTCTCGCCGACGATGGCGTCCGCGCTCTCCTTCTCGTAGACGGCCAGGGACTTCGCGGCCCAGGCCTCCGCGGAGTACTTCCCGGAGTCGTCGCGCCAGACGTAGGCGTGGCCGTTGCTGGCCTTGCCGGCGCAGACGATGCCCACCTCGTCGTTGGCGGGCCCGTCGCCGCCGGCCGGGTCCACCGCCACCACCACGCGCACCATGGGCAAGGGGTTGCCCTCGGCGTCCTTCGGCAGCGCGGAGACGCGGGTGTTGTCCAGCACCTCCTGCGTCCACAGCGCCCCCACCGCCGCGGCCTTGAAGGCCTCCTCCACCGTCGCCGGGTACTCACGGCGGAAGTCGTGGATGCCCTTCTCGTAGACGGAAATCTTCGCCCTGCGCCAGGCGAGCTGCGCGTCGTCCAGTTCGTAGCCGTGCGCCTCGCGGCAGAGGGCGGCATACCGCTCCTCCTCGCTGGTGCGCTCGAAGCCCGGCAGCACTTCACGCCGGTACTCCTCCTGCCAGAACCACGGCACGAAGATGAGCTCGAAGTCGTTCTCCCCCTTCTGCGCCGCCATGCACAGGTGGTGGAAGAGGCCCTGGGGCCCGTCGCTGGTGCTCTCCAGGATGACTTCGGTGCCCGGCGCCGTCGGCACGCCCTCCATGACGCCGCGCATGTGCGTCGCGGCGTTGGGCCAGAAGGCCACCTCGCTGCCGTGGAAGTACTGGATGGTGGAGGAGCGGCCCGTCCCCTTCGCGCCCGCGGTGCCCACCTTGTAGCCGGAGGAGAGCTTGTCGAAGAGGAGCTCCTTCGCGTTGGAGGCGCTCGTCGAAGGCTTCACCAGCACCGGGACGTGGTCGTGGTACCTCTTCGCCATGTCGAAGAGGTTCACCGTCGCCGCGTCCTCGTGCGTGAGGATATAGGCGCGCACGCCCTTCAGGTGGCTCACCTTCCAGTAGAAGCGGGCCTCCACGTACGTGCTGCAGCCCTGCTGGCGTCCCTTCAGGACGATGGCGCGCACGAAGCCCCGGCGCTTCAGCTGCGCCTCCAGCCGCTCGTGGATGTACAACTGCGCGCGGTTGAGCTTCAGCGCCGGCAACTCCCCGCCCGTCACCTCCTTCGGGCGGATGCGCAGGCACCGCGAGGCGTAGTGCGGGAAGTCGTCCTTCAGCCGCTGGCGGATGGCCTTCTCCCGCGGGGAGAGGGGCGCCGGGTCCGCGCCCTGGTGGGCCGTCCCGGCCACGCGGCGGCGGGCAGGGGCGCTCATTCCAGCTCCCCCAGCGCGTCCTCGTGGCTGAACTGGACGGTGGTCTCCACCTTGTCGACGAAGAGGCGCAGGTGCTTACCCAGTAGCTCCAGGGACTTCGGCTTGTCCCAGAGCTTCACCTTGGCCACGGTGCCGATGGCCTCGCCCTCCACGGTGAGCTGCTCCACCTCGATGGAGGAGATGGCCCGGCGCAGGTGGGCAGGCATCTCCTTCAGCGGCAGCAGGGCTCCGGTGGGACTGAAGGCATCGCCGATGTCCGTCCGGGCGATGAGGAGCAGCTCGCGCAGGACGTCGTCCGCCTTCACCTCGACGCGCTCAGCACGGGCCTTCTGGGCCGCCGCCACGGCCTCCAACACCTTGACATTCCTCAACATGCGGCTGCCCTGCGACTCGGCGGTGCGCTCCGAGTAGCCAGAGGCCCGGGCGGCCCGGGTGGCGTTCAGGTCGAGGAGGTACTCCTGGACGAAGCGCTCCTGCTTCGCCGTCAGCGCCTGGGCGCGCGACTCATCCGCCGGGGTCTTCCGGCCAGGGCGCGTGCTGGGCTTGCGAGGAGGCGTGCTTCCCACGCCGCCGAGTCTCCGGTGTCGCGTGGACAACGTCCGGCCCGGGCGCGGGAGGCCGACCCTTCTTCATGGGTACCGGCGACTTCTCGCCGGTCCTCCCCCTGGAGAAGCCGTGTCCGACGATCCGCGCTACTGCCCCGCATGCCGAACCCACAACCGCCCCTCCGCGCACCACGGGTGCCCCGGCCTGGAGGAACTCCGCCAGCGCGCCGAGCGGCTCAGTACCTGCCCGCACACCTACGCGTCCCGCGTCCCGGGGAAGAAGGACTGGTACTGCTCGGACTGCGACTACCTCGGACCGCGTCCCAAGGGGACCGGTCCGCTCGGCTGACGCGCTCAGTCCTGGCCGTCCACGTCGTCCTCCCACAGCGCGAGCTGTCCCTCCGGCTCCGTCCGCTTCCGCGGGGCTCGGGGGGCCGTCTCTACTTGGGCTGCCGGGGGCAGCTCCTTTTGCGCGTAGGCCTGGGCCGCCTTCCGGAGCCTGTCCTGGGCCCGAGAGAACTCCTCCTCGTCCCCGTCGTCCGCCTCGGCGTACGCCAGGGCCGCGGCCGTCAGGCGCTCCCAGGGCGTGGCGTAGGGCTCTCGCAGCGGATCCGACATGGACTGCCCGCGGCGCTGCCGCATGAGGTGTCCGTGGCAGCGCCGGTGCCTGGGCGCCCGGGGCCGGGTGCAGTCGCCTTCGGAGCACTGGTCTGGAGAGCGGCAGGAGGACATGGACGCCCCTACTGTGCCGCACGCCCGGACGGCGTGCACGTAACGCGGCGGTCCGCTACGACGTCATCTTCCCTTCCGCGGGCGCGTCCAGTTCCCGCAGGGCGTCCTCCAGCCACTTCACCTGCTCCTGCTGGAGCTCATCCGGTACCTCATCCGCCTTGAGCGCGGCCAGCGCGTCCTCCAGGCGGCGCTTCCTCCCGGCCTTCGTTCTCAACAGGCTGGCGCCTTCGATTGTGCGCTCCACTTCGATGCGCGAGGCCTCAGCGAGAAGAAGCTGCCGCGACTCGTCGGTCCACAACAGGCGCAGTGAATCTCGAAGTGCGGACCTTCGCCCCTCCGGACTCTTCCGGTCTTCAATCTCTCGCTTTGCCTTGGCAATTATCGCCGACTCCGTTGGGACTCTGTCCGGATGAACAAGGTCAAGCTGCACACCGAAGCTGGTCCGCCAACCAGACTCCATCAGCTTGCCACCGAGAATTGTTGCCTTACAGGTTGCCACTTCACCCTTCGCCTGCATTGCATTCAATAGTTCCCGAAACTCCCGCACGACTCCAAGAGGCAGATCTCCAACTCGGCGGCCTTCAACAAAAACTGCAACGCCACCACTCATCTTTCCGACCCTGGGGACGCAGACAAGAGTAGCCGTGGTTGAGTACCTGTGAGTCTCATCCGTCCGCCCCGAAGCAATCTCCTCCAACTCTTGTTGATAGCGCGACTCCCCATCGACATCCACACACGCGCCACCAGCCAGGAACTGGGGGGTCAGTCCTGCGATGGATTGAGGCAACAACGCTGGGCCCTCAAGACTGCGTTCGCCCTTCTTGCTTGCCTCAGACAGATTCGAACCGAACAGGTAGAAAGCCAGCAACACGACGCAGCAAATCACACAAAACCAGCCCATTTAGACAACACCTCCCCAGCCCTCGATCCAGCGTCTACGACTGCCGATCAATACCGCGACATTGGGCCGTTCCTGTTGTAGCCAGCCCCCTCTGTCGAGGATGGGCGCAATAGAATCCTTTAGCAGGCGCAGCCAGGTCCCTTGCGACACGTGTTCCCCGACGGGATGCACGAGTCCCCGCACGCCTTGCTCCCGGATCCGCAGCGCTTGCAGCAGGTTCCCCCACCCGACGGAACACCGCTCGTTGCAGCAATGCAGGTGGTGGTGTCGTGGTCGCAGTAGGAGCGCTCACCGCAGTCCTCCTGGAGCACCCAGGATTGGCTCTCCGCCGCGGCATCACAGCGAAGGACTTCCCCTCCTGAGTAGCTGCACGCCACGGCACCGAGGCGCTCCTCAGTACAGGAATCACCCGCTTCCGGCGTAAAACATCCCTGAAGCAGCACCGCGCACACCAGAACACCGCAAAGCCTAGACATCGTTCCCCCTACCGCATGCGCGAGGCGCACACCGAATAGTTGGGACTCCCTGTACTCGACGCCCGAGTGCCTCAGCCATCCCCCGAGAGAGGCATCTCACGACGTAGCATTCTGGGTCAGCTACTACTCCCTCTTCTGGCCTCCGGCACGGACGGGCTCCCACTGCGCCCAGCCCCACCGGGACATCTCGCCGGGCGGACCAGGGACGAGGACGCGGCTTCAGCGCCTGCCGTCTGAGACCCGGTGGTAACCGTGCGGGGGCGCCACGCCTGCGCCCCCCCCCTGCACCGGGCACGGCAGATCCTCGCGTTCTCGGTGGCAGGCGCAGGGCGTCATTGCCCACCACCCTTCGTCAGCTGCGAATCCGGCAGGCAGGAAACGGCTACACCGTCTCCTGCGTCTTGGGCTTCAGCGGCACCGGCTGCGCGCCTGCGGACGGCAGCGGGTCCAGGAACTCGATGCCGTTGCCGTGGAGGACGACGCGCCGTCCGCCCAGGCTCGCCACGTCGATCTCCTGCCCCGAGGGCTTCAGGATGATGGTGCTCCACTCACCGCCGCGGTGCCGCACGCCCACGAAGTGCGGGAAGTCCACGGTCTCCCAGGGCTTGAGCGTGGCCACGCCGTTGTTGGTCTCCATCCTCGCAGCATCACCTGCGGCGTAGACCGGGTCCGGCGGTGCGCTTCAAGAATTCGGTAGCCCTGCGCCGGTGCCGCAGCGTCGGGAGGGCGGATGCAGTCGCCCTCGGAGCAGCGGACTGGAGGGCGCCAGGAGGACTTGGACGCTCCTGCTGTGCCGCAGGGCCGGGAGAACAGCACCGGAAGCGGCGGGCATGTCAGCCCCGGCAGGTAGGCTTCTCTCGCATCATGGACGCCAAGTCATCACACAGGAGGAACCACCATGGCCGAATCGACCATCAAGCAAACCGCCACAACGGAATGCGAACACAAGAGCATCAGCCGTGAGCTCATCATGGGCTGTCACACTGGGGACTACGAGTGCAACGACTGCGAGGAGACCTTCTCCCTCGCCGAGAAGACGAGGATCGAGGAGGCCCATAAGCAGAACCAGAAGTAGACGTCGTCACAACGCAGGGACACTACGACCGCCAGCCTGCTTAGCGCTGGCGGCCCTCGCGACAAACACGAACCGGCACTGACAAACCGGTTGTGACGCAGCCAGGCTCGGCTACTTGTCCCAATGGATCTTAAGAAGCCCGTACACGAGCTGGAGCACCGCAGCGGTCGTACCGACCGCTTTGATGATCCACATCTTCATGATGGGGTCGCCCATGGACGCACCCCTCCCCTTTCTGCGGGGAGAGAGCTTCGACACGACGGATGCCAGTCGCGATGTGCCGAAGTTCCTCTCCGCGGATTGTGATGAACTTCCATGCTTCGCATGCCCTGCACGCTTTGATCGTCTTCCCACTCCTCTTCCTTCCCTGACTTCCTTCTGCATGAAGTGCTGCACCGTTGCGTTTGAACGCAACGGTGTGCATGCTGTCCGGGCCAGTCGCGGTGTGCCGAAGGGCCTCTGCGACGAAGGGCGTCCACCTTCGCGGGGTGGGCGCCCTTTGTTTTTGAGGCACATTCGAACGCACCGCTTGCGCTCGGACGAACCCAAGCTATGGGGGGTCCTTCGGTGTGTCAACGCAAGATCCCGTGTAAACCTGTAGCGGGAGCCGGCTCAATCTTTGCAATCTATATCACTTACGAACATCAATTCTGCGGTCGTCCAAGCGACATTTACACCGGCGCGAGCGTCTCCGTAGTGCCAGATTTCCATTAGCTGCCGCCGTCGCCCGTGTTGACGGTACGTCAGGGCTTCTTCCCACCTGGGGTAAAGGACGGCGTGGCTAGGGCCGCGAGCCCGCGCAGCGGCCGGGCCGTGGTCTTCTTCTCCGCCTTCGGCTTCCGCTCCCTGGGCGCGCGGGGAGCGGCGGACTCGGGCGGCACCGGGGGTGGAGGCGGGGCCAACGCATCCTGGGCGCGGACAGCCGCGGCGAGGGCGTCATCCCCCCAGGAGAGCTCCACCAGCACCGAGGACTCGCCCTGGGCCTGGGCGTACACCCAGCGCACCAGCGGCGAGGCATCGTCCAGACGCAGCTGCCGGGCCACCTCGTCGCGGATGCTCTTCATGGAGATGGGGAGGTTGTCCCCGCTGTCGAGCGTCCCCGGGGACACGCGCGTCAGGCGCACCACCAGGAGCGCGGGCCCGCTCCAGCCAGGCCACAGCAGATGGGTGGCGTCGCGCTGCCCCTTGGAGCGCTTGTGGCGCTGCATGTGGTGCTCACGCCGGTTGGAGGTGTTGACGGTCTCCACCGGCACCTCGAAACGGATGCAGCTCATGGACTTGTCTCCAAGGCGGTGGGGGATGCTCCGCGTGCACGAGGCTCCACCCAGCCGGAGACGCTGTCCGTCGTGAGGCGCGGCACGTCCGCCTCCAACCGCACCGCGCAGCCCCGGCACAGCGGATGCCCCCACACCACCAGGGAGGACGCCGTCCCGCATCCGGTGGCGCATGGTGCACTCGGCTCCTCACCACGGCCGACGCTCAGCTGCGCGCGGCGACGGGCCTCCGCGGGGGACAGCTGCGTAAGGCCCACGCTGCCCAGCTCGGCCCCGCCCTGCCCCGGGACGTGCCGCCGCCACACCTCGGCACCGATGAAGGCCCGGGAGGCGCACACCGGCTGGCGAGACTGCCCCCAGGTGTCCTCCAGCCACGCGAGCCAAGCCGCGCGCAGGCGCCCCTCGTCGCCTCCGACGGCAGCCAGCGCGTCCGCGTACCAGGTGCCCCAGCCCGGCGGGGGCGCTTCGGGGATGGCGCGGCCGAAGCGCCGGCAGCGCTCCTCCTGCGTCCACGAGAAGAACACCTTGTCCGGGCTCGGCGCGTCGTCCTCCATCCACTTCGGCCGGGCCTTGCGGACGACGGGTGCCCCCGGGACAGGGGCTGCCGGGGACGTGTCCCCTCCGGCGCGGGACAGGGGGACAGGGGACATGTCCCCGGGGACAGGGGGACAGGGGACAGGGGACACGTCGCGCGCGCTTTCAGCAGCAGCACGCTTCTTCTG